AACCAATGAAACGGTACATGCCAATAAACATAAAAGTCCATTTCAAGTATTAGAAAATTATTCATTTTCCAGTTTTGGTCCCGCAATTCAAAAGTATATTTCGTCATTCGATATGTAAGCCGGTTTGGCCTCGTTTATGTGTTTTAATTCATCTTGAATTTGCCTTATTCTCATTTGCTTTTTGGCTATTGAATTTTGAATGAAAAAATGTCCTAAAAATACATTCGTTGGCACTGTTTCGTTTAAAATCTCAATTGATTTGTTCAATCGGTTTATTTCGGCTTGAGCTAGTTCTTGCAGTATCATAAATTTAGTCTTTTCTGGATTCCTGTTTCATAGTGTTTCTACAAAGTGCCAATTCAATGTCAACTCCGATGTGTTGTAAGAAATTGAAGCAAACCATAGCTTTATCAATTACCTCTGATACTAATTCTTCGCTTGGTGGCATTCCTACTGAATAGGTAATCATTTCTCTTAATACTTCATTGTCCTCCTCTGCCATTTTCATTATAAAATCAATGGTTTTAGTGTCTTTGCGAATTTGACCGCGTTTTACGGTTGCTTCATAATGTCTTTTGAATAAATCTTGCATAGTCTTAGTTTTTAGTGTTATTTTATAATTATTATTTTAATATTTTCATCAAATCTTTTGTAGTATTCATTTTCGATTTCGAGTGATGTATTTAATCCTGTAGCCTTTTTGTACATTTCAAAAGTACTTTTGCGGATGCTAACTTCTTTATAATTTTTGAATGTTTGTTTTTTAGCAAATTCAATCATTTCATGAATGTCATTATGAGGATCGCATTTGTCGCTAGTCCAAGGCTGAATAGATTGCATAGTTTTAGTTTTTAGCGTTTATTTTAAATTATAATTATACTTTGGATAACATGCCCTGAATACATTCAAATGATATAAGTTTTGGTATTTATACCTTACGCTTTCGGCTCTTTTTATTTCATAACCTAACTCTTTTGATTTGGTTTTTAGAATATGCCAATCAAAAGCCTTTTCACTTACTTTATTGAATTGAGCTATTTTGATTATTGAAACCCAATCCAAGCGAATATCCAAAACGGTTTCTAAGTTGTTTACTTGCAAGGCTAATTGTTCTGTTTCTTCGATTTTTGCAACTAATGCTATCAAAGCATCTTTATAAGTGGTGGGTATTTGTTTTTTTGTTTCCAACTCTTCCCAACGCCTATTTACTTTAATTCTTAATTCAATGCTATAACCAGTCATTAAATCCAACGTTTGAATTTTAGTAAGAAAATACTCTTTGTGTTGTTGGTTTCCCGTTCTTTCATGTGTATAAAAACCCTGCTCACATTTGGGCATGGTTAATTTTTCATAGTATTCATTGAGTTTGTCAATATCTCTTAATACATGTCTGTGTCCTTTACCTGTTAATTCTGCAATTTCCCTGCTACTCATTGTAGCTTTGTTATTAGCGTCAAATTTCATTAGCTCTGTCATAACTCAATTATTTTACCTTTTTAGTTAATTCTAAATCGTAATGCTCACACATTCTTTCAAGCATTTCCAATCCCGGTTTATTAACCCCGTTAAAGTAATTATACATTTGAGGTGGTTTTACTTTAAATTTCTTTGCTAAAATATTTGGGTTTTCGTGTTTGTCCCACATTTCAGCTTTAATTGCTTCTAAAATCATGTTTTTTGTTTTTAGTTAAACACATTTATGAATCAAAATTAATAAATATATTTAATGTACAAAACATTTTTCATATTATTTTTAATAAAAAAAAGCGAAATAAATTAATATTCCGCTTTCCATGGCTAAAATAATAATCAAATTATCTTTTCCAAGCTTTTTGTATTTGCTTTTCGGCTGCTTTAATAAAGTTTTCATTCATACCCTCTTTAACAGCCTTTGCAGCGGCTTCAAATATGAATGGAGCTTTTTTATTAAGCGTTAAATGTCCACCTTTACGATATGATGCCACATTTACCATATTTATTAAATGAACCCTATTATCTGTTATTTCTAAACCTTCCGCCCCTTTTTTTATAAATACACCTTCCTTATGTCTAGCTCTGGTTTTTTTATCGTTATAAATTTTTCTTTTGCCTAAATAATTAGAGTTTTTTTCAAATCTATCTACCATATATACCGTTCCTGAACCTGAACTGCTACTTAAAATTACGAATGGTCTATTTGCTTTTTTTGACCTTGCTGCACCCCTAATGAATCTATATATTGAATCATTTCTATTTTCATCGCTTGTTGCAGTCGCATTCCATTGAAAAAATTCAGGCTTTTTACTCAAAACGTCAATAACATTATTCGATTGTGGTTTATTTCCAAGCGGGTTAATACTTCGCTTAATTGGGCTTGCTGTTTGTTGATGTCCGACTTGTTCAGTTGCTTGCTCATTTGGTTTTGAGCCTTTAATCATACCAACATCAGCATGCATCTTGTTTATGTTGTAATCAAATTCCTTTGCCTTGTATGGTTTAAAGCCTGAATTTGCCTTAAAAAAGCCTTTACGCTTAACGTCAAACATTTTATTTGTTGTTTCTGCTAAGGTTCTTTTTTTAGTGTCTTTTACAGTTTCATTCAAAGCCTCTTGGACGGCAAAAGGTAACGCAACGTTATTTATTTTTTGTAACGAAAGCGTATAATCTATTAAGCCCTCTGACTTTATGCTGAAATTTGCCATTACAAAGGAACTGTTTTTATCCCGGCAGCGGCTTTTAATGCGGCCGGATTAATAAATGGCACTCTACTTGAAACTCTGGTATTGTAGGCTAAACATTGAACATTGAATTTAGCTAAATTAAAGCTGGTTTTAGGCATGTTTTTAATTACCATAGCTTGTTTTTTAATTAGATCAAATTTGCGCTTAATGTCGCCAACTGCATCAAATAAAGCTAATGGCAAAGCTAAAATCTTTTTAACCGCGTTCATAATCTTTTGAAAATTCAATAACGCTTCATTTAGCGCACTTTTTAAGTCATTGAATGCCGCAACAATTGCACTATTTTTTATATTGGAATAAAGAGCATTAAGCCAGTCAAGAAACTTTAAAAGAGCCGGCCTATCTTCTTCTTCAAATTCGCCCTCGCTAGTCTCAGTATCGACTTCACTTGCTGCATCTTGGTTTTCCTGTTCAATGTCTTTTTTCTCAGTATCATTATCTTCAGTATGCTCAACAAAAACAGTATTACAGATAATGTCACCATCGCTTGACGTATTATATTTTATATTTCCAACAAACTTACCCTTAATTGCCCCCCAAGTATCATGAACAATTACAATATTGGTCAATTTTCCATATTCCTGGTCTTCAATTGCATCTTCTTCATTTATTACAAATTTTTTAATGGATTCTTTAAACCCTACAAAAAAGTTTTTATGAATTGCAAACGATAATGAATATTTATCAGATGAAGTACTGTTCTGGTGTACTTTAGAGCCATTGAAATTTGGATATTGAAATACTGTTGAGCCAAAATCATTAGTAATGTCTTCTTTGTTTTGCATGTACTTGACCGCCCAACGCTTGCCATCTACTGTTACTATAATCATATCTTTATTTTTTAAAAATTAGATGGTTGTTTATAACCTTCATTGACTAATATTTCATCAAGCTCTTTGTAATAACTCTTCATTGTGTCTTCATTTACAAGTTCTTTGGTTTTATTGTACCAAAACTTTAATTGAATTTGTCTATTTTCAATTGTTTCTTGTAATCTACTTTTTGGAGCTTTTTGACTTTTGAAAGAATCTGTTTTTTTTAGCCATATTTTTAAAATAGGCTTAATTATGCCGTTTAAACTATCCCTATCAAAATAAGGCTCATTCATAATTGCATTAGTTATTCTTTTTGCAATTTCATCTAAACTTAAGTCTTTTTCCATATTTTATATTCCCTTTACTTTAGTTTGACCTGCTACTTTTATTTCAATCTTGAATGCAACTGGGTAAGGTGTTGGAGGTGAACCAGGTATTTGTGGTACCGCGTTAATCGTTGGGGTTAAATCACCCTCCAATAATACCAAAGTACCGTCCGCTTTTACTTTTGTTGCTGTTGTTGAAAATGCAACCGGATATGATGCTGGATCTGGTATCGATGCACCTGCACTTGGAACTGTAATTGCTGAAACAATTATATTATAACCATCTTTTAAAATTCCTTTAGTTTCTGCTTTACATTTAATTGATGGTACTCCCACGGGTGCAATAGTGCAAACCACTAATGGGTCATTTTGCATGAATGTTGCGCCGTCAACTGCTATCGCTTTCATTAATCAACTGTTAAATTACCATTTGCACTAAATTGAGTTGCTGTTACAATTACGTTACCATCAGCATTTAAATTAACGTCCCCGGTTGCTTCAATTGTAGCGTTCCCGTCAACCGTAATTGAAGCATCCGCTTTGGCGATTACCTGAATTGAACCATCCACACCAATTAAAATACTCCCATTGTCTAAATCCTTATTAATCTCAATGTCACCTGTATTTCTTAAAACAATTTTACTCATTATCGTTTCACCCGGTTCATCTGTTGAAAAAATTGCACTTTCACCCGGTGCCAAATCATCAATTTTAAGCTTGTTTAAAACCCCCAAATTATATTTAACATCTTTATTGCTTGAATCGGTTGTTAACGATCTCACGTTTACAGGTGCATTGTAATCAATACCAAATGGAGTAATTGAAAAGTATTTCTTTTGATCGCTTGAACCTAAGCAATTAATAAGGAATTGTCTAAACCCGTTTTCATCTTGAGTTGATTCTTTTATGTGTCCGGATGTGTTCATCTTACATAAATTTGACTATCAAGTAATGAAATTGTTGCAGTTTCACCACTTGAATTGAATGAATAATCTATTTGATTAACGATTAATTTATAATCATTAATCATAACAAAGTCGCCGATATTGCAAAAAAAGTTATTAAATGTCAATGATTGTTGAATTGATTTCAAACTATCAGCTCTCATTCCAAAGGCTTTCTTTTCAACCGTATCAATTCCACCACTATCTTGAATTTGAGTGATATTGCGTCTTTTATCAATGTTATCAAACTTAGCGATTGCCTGAATGTCGGCATCTTCACCTATCGGAGCTTGACCTAATGCGATGTAATTGTGAAAAAACTTTTTAAGATCAAATTGCTTGTTATCGCTTGTAAATTTTGGCAAAATGATTTCGGATTGTTCTATTGACTTAGTTATTATCAAATTACCCTCTGAATTGTGCGACAATATCAAACCTACCTGAGTAATTAATCCGTTAATGATTTCCCCGGCTGTTTTTCCAATACCTAAATCCGCTAATGGATAACCCGCTTTTGCTTCACTTTCGCTTGATTTATCAAAGATTACGGTAATTTCAAAGAATGAACAAATATATTCAACAATATCTTTGAGTGTTGAATTTTCAAGCTGTAATGGGTATGCCTCGGTTGGTAATGTTGATTCAAATAAAATGTGAGTAAGACTTTCGGCTTTATAATTAAAAGGCTTTGGTGGTGTTTCCCTTGGAATTGATTTACTTATGATTTCACCTGTAAAAATTAAAACATCATTTCTTTTTATCGAAATTGGTAAATAATCAAACGTAGCTAAATCAATGAATGAATTAAATGAAGTTGAACTTGCGCCGCCGTCAATTTGAGCTGAATAAGCGAAATTATCGAATAACTGCAAATCCTTACCGTCAATATTTAATACCAATTTAGCCATTATTTATAGTAAATTATTTTGGTGTTTTTCTTAATCATTGGATTCATTGGATTAATATCTAACCTATTCAATGCTTGCAAATCATTAGCAACTATTAATTGTTCAATGTTTTCTTCATTAACAGTTCCATAGATTTCAAAGCAAATATTAAACAAAGTAGAATCTGAATTTGAAGTATATGAATACTCAGTTAAAGAATCCCTTTTTTGTTCTTCAAGGCTTTGAATTGATGTTTCTTTACACTTTTTAACCGCCGAAAGTAACGTGTCCGAAGTTACATAAACCAATTCGTTTGAATCGGTTATGTTTATCGAATCAACATAAACTATGAAGTCGTCATAAAGCTCGTTTATTGAGCTGATTTGAAAATCTACGTCCTGTTTTGTGATCATAATGATTCAATTGGTTGATATGTTTTCGAAAAAAAATAATTATCGACTTCAATGACTTTAAACCTGTGAATATTTAACCAATCGTATAGTTTAGTGATTTTTTCTAAGCTGTTTTTGTATAAATCACCATAGCTTTTTTCAGTTTTATCTTCAAATAATTCAGTTTCAAACTCATTTATCAATGGTTCAACTTCAACCTCAAATATTTTAAACTCTAAAATAGCTCTTCTTTTTTCAGTTCTTGAAAGCTTAATGCCATAATGAGCTTTGTATTTGTCCTTTAGAATTAAAACTTGATTTTCCATAATATCTTTTTTGTAAATTTACAACTTTTTAACTAATTTTTTCAGAATAAACAAAATTAACCGATTCCGCGCTAAAAATTCTTTTCAAATCCTTTTTTAACGGGTCAGTTACTTTTGTATTATTTTCCATTTCAATCTTAATCACAATGAACGGTTTGTTTGACTTCGATGTGATTTGCTTGATTTCAGTCTTAGCTTTTAATGCTTCGATATTATCGAATGCAAATTGAGCTAATGGGGTCAATGTTAATGGTCCTAAAATTATTTGATTGATCATAGTCTTTTTTAAGTAAATTAATAATTAGTTGATTTTCTCTATAAATGTTTAATTTTTGCTTTTGACTTTTGTTTTCAGAATCCCACAAAGCGTGAATTTGTGGTGAAAGTATATTTACATTACGAGGGTCAATTGCCATTCTGCGATCTGAACCCCTCGAAATAATATGTGAAATATAAACAGAACTATAAGTTGGTAATGGTAGTCCAGTTTCGGCGCAATTATGAATTGAATGCTCCCAAACCCACCTGTAAAACTTTTGATTCTCTTTTTGAAAGTCAGCCGCCCCGAAATATTCATCTTGGATTAATAAACGTAGCTCTATTGGCATTATATATTTCTTCCAATCCAAAAGGGGCTGATGCCCTCGACTTACAACATAGTCATATTCGAGGCGGCTGTTAATTTCAATCATTAGTCTTCAATTGTTTCAGCTTCTTCAATTTCTTCAATTTCTTCATTGTCTTCACTTTCTTCACTTTCAGAATCATTGCCGTTTTTTAGCCCGAAAGTAGGTTCTGCTTTCATGCCTTCAAACAAATAAGCATGTGCAAAAGCTTCAAGTTGTAAAATGATGTCACGTACTTCCATTTCGAATCCGTAGTTTGATTCATTCACATGCTCAACCGCACTATCAAAGGTCATGTTTTTTTCTGAATCGGAAACCTCTGAGCCTAAAATTTTAAAAGCTTCTTTGTCACCTTCGCCTTTCCAAATTACACCCTTTACAATCACATTGCCGTTTGTGTTTTCACCTTTGTGTCGCAATTTCAAAAGATACGGTTTAAGTTCGTTTAACTTTTCCTGCATTGCAAAAATGCATTGATAGTCTGGCTCTAAATAGCCGTCAATAGTTTCATTTTTATCGCCTCGCATGTCGATAATTTTAAACCAAACTTTGCAGTTTTTACCCTTGTTTAAAACAAGCTTTTCCAGTTGGAATAACTCAATTGGAACATTAAATAATTTGTTTTCCATGTTTAAAATTTGTTAGTTAAAATAATTCTTTACTGTCTATATTTCCTTTTTTTATTATTGCTCCAAGTTTTATTCTAAAATACCCTTTTTTCACGTTAACCGTAAATCCATTGGCGTAAGTTACTGAGTAATTCATTTGGGAATATTCAAAGCCTAAGTATTTGGCTGCAAAATAGGGTTTATCATTCTCATAACCATTACGGAATAAAACAACGTCAAAATGCTTTGGTTGTTTGGTTTTTGAATCAATTAACCGGCTACGAATCCATTTTGACGGCTCTCTATATTCGCGATCTTTTAAACCCAATTGCATCGCTTCAAATGGTTCCTTTGTCAGTGTCAAATATAGTATTTTCATAACAATCTAGGGTTTTCAATGAATCGGTTTGCTTGCTCCAAAGTGATTTCTTTTAAATAATCCAAAAACATAATTAAATCATTCAATTCTAGTTTTGAAAGTTCACATTCGTGGGTAATTGGGCAATTATGCCTTAAATGCACATCAACTTGTTTTTTACTCAAAATGGTGCCAGTATCATGAAAGTGAGTTTGCCAAATATCAATTACAACTCCAAAGTAATACGAAATAAGCCGTTTTCGCAAATCTTCATCTTGAATTATGTACTTAACAAGTAGCTTTTTGCCTTTGTTCATTTTGGCGAAATTCTCTATTTCTCGAATTTGGTACATGCCTAATTGACCAGCTTTGTTTATTTCGCCTGTAACTGTTAATTCGTTCATGTTTAATTGGATTTGATAATCTCTTTTAATTCTTTACATTTTTCAAATCCTAATTCAAAACCATCATCATGAATTTTTTTAAATAACATATTTAATTCATTTGATATTCTAACTAACCCTAAAAACGAATTTTCATTTTCGCGTGGTGAAATTATGTTACTGTATTGTTCAAAATATTTTTTCATTGTTTTAGTTATTTATTTGATAAAGTAGAATACATAAGCTATCTGACTGCCATAGGGGTATCTTTTTATCGTAACCCTCACTTTTTAGCTTTTTTGTAATGTATGTTTGGTATCTTTTTTTACGGATTACCTTTTCCTGAGATTTGAACTTTGCAATTGATTTTTCAGTTTCTTCAATCGCTTTGTTGATGTCGTATTTTGAAAAATATGTGAATGAATCACAAAGAGCTTTTCGAGCTGCTAATTTCCCAGATGTTTCCAAAATGAATTTAATGTTTTCAGAATAAACAACATCGTTTTGTACTTTTGTTTCAATTGACCTGTGAATTTCCAAATGCTTTAATTCCTTTTCAAGCCTCAAAAGTTCATCATAATCCATGCCCTTTTCGCCAATTCCTTTTGGTAAAATTAACCCATGGTACTTTTGCCAGGTTGAGGGTGCAACCTCTTTATATTCGATTCTGTTTATTTCCATTGCGTTTTTCAAGTGTTCAACATTTTTAATCAAAGGTTCCATTCTCTTATTTGCAAATGGTGAAAAATTAGGGCGCGAATTAATTTGCTCAATAGATGCTTTTCCACATCCAAATGGTTTTAACAGTTCGTTTATTTCCATAAACTTTTCAGGCATTTTAAAAATATGCAACTTTCCATTGTCAAAAACAGATATGCATCCAGCCGATATTCCAGGATCTATTCCAATTTGTGGTAACATAATTAAAAAGGTAAATCGCTAGTTTCTTCACCTTCACCGATTAATCGCGTAAGGCTTTTATTATGTTTAAATTTAATATCTTGAGGTGTTCCGTTCCTGAATTTAGCAATTATAAGTTTACCAATATCGCTAATGTCGTTACCTTCGCCATCTTGATTAATCCCATAATAATTAGGTCGGTGTATGAATATTACCATATCGGCATCTTGTTCAATTGCTCCCGATTCTCTTAAATCTGAAAGTAACGGCCTTTTGTCACCACCTCTTTTTTCAATATCTCTATTCAATTGAGCCAATAGAATAACTGGAATGTTTAATTCTTTTGCGATTACTTTTGCCATTCTTGATGCTTGAGCTACTTTTTCTTCCCGGTTTGAATTATAAGAATTATCCATATTTACAAGCTGTAGGTAGTCGATCATTATAATGTCACATTTGCCTAATTTCTTCATTTTGCGAGCGTGTGAACGGATATATTTCATATTTACGCTTACATTGTCATCTATATAGATGTTCATTTTCTCTATTTCAGAAATAGCTTTGTCCAATCTCGAATATTCCAAATCGCTTAGTTTTCCTGACTTGTAATTGTTTGAATCTATGTCAGCAACTGAAATTATCATTCGATCTGTTAATGACATTGCAGTCATTTCTAATGAGTAAATGCAAACATGTTTTTTCCCATTGGCCGCCGCTTTTGCGTGGTGAAGCATTACTGCTGTTTTCCCAACGCCCGGACGTGCTGCATAGACAATTAAATCTCCTGGCTGCCATCCATTCGTAGCTTGATCTAATTTAGTAAAACCAGTTGGTACTCCAATAGATTCACCTTTGTTTGTTTTTGTAGTCCGGTCGTCTAATGAAACCATGCACTTTCTGGCAATATCTCTAATGTGTTGAGAATCTTTATTACCATTTGACAATTCGTTAATAATATCAATATTACCATTTAGTTTTGAAATTAAGTCCTCTAAATCTATTGATTCGTCAAATGAATTGTTTGAAATTTCGTTTTGAAGTTCGATTATTTTTCTACGAATGTATTTTTCAAGAACTATATAACAATGATCTTCTAAGTGAGCGGTTGAGGCTACTTTATTTGATAATTGAGCTAAATAAAATGAACCTCCTACTATATCCAAATTACCGTTTTTCTTTAATTGCTGAGATACGGTTAGAATGTCAATTGATTTGCGTTCATGGCTTAATTCAATGATTGCTTTGAATATAAAATTGTGGAAATCTTTATAAAAGCATCCATCAATTAAAATGTTTTCAATTCGCTCAATAGCTGTTTTTTCAAGCATTAAAGCTCCTAAAATTAACTCCTCTATTTCAACAGATTGAGGTGGTAATTTGCCAAAATCAGAATTTTGCGCTAAGCTTCTTTTCGGTTGATTCATTTTCAGTTTTCTTTGTTGCGTTAAAATACCATTCCGATTCAAAACCGGCCCAACTCTTTTTTATTGCCAATTTTATGCATTCGTTTGGGTTATGGGTGGTTAATTTGATTTGCTTTTCAATTTCATCAAATGCCGTTTTAGTATTTGATGCTTTTTTCTTTGCCCTTACTTTAATCCAATCACTTGCAATTTGTTCACCAACTCCCAATTCGATAAGTGATTTTTTGAAGTTAAACTCTGGTTTTTTTTCGGGTGGAAATAGCTCATCAAACTTTTTTGCCTTTTCCATAAATTCATTATCAAAAGGTACAAATGTTCCAATTTTTGACTTATCATTTTCAAAATCCCAACAATCATAAATCCACCCTCCAGGAACTCTCATAATTAACATTCCAAATGGTTCTGTAATTGATTCGTGCAACTTTAAGTTGTATAAATTCTTTTCCATTACGTTGCTTTTATAGGTTTAATTTTACCAAATGTCATAATCCTATCATTGTATTGCTTTGAATATGCCTTTTGAATTATTGGCAATCGCTCTTTTAATGGACTTCTAAGTTGAAATTGCACCCTTGTACTACCTGAATAGAAAACATCGCAAAAATACTTATCTTTTGGGGCTTTCTTTAGCTTTTTAGCAAGTTTGGTAAGTTCATCATGACTTGCGGGTGCATTGTTTATTTCACTTCTAATTCCTTTTAATTCGCTATTTTTTTTCATAGTCCAATTCTTTTATTTTTAAATCAATGGTTTGATCTATTGAATCATAATAGTCTCCAATCAAACCAATTAATGGTTTTAATAGCCTATCAAAATATTTCCTTAGGCTTGACGTGTGAATTTGAGCGTTACGAATTTTCATTGCAAAAACTTTATCTTGTAAGTACTTTTCGGGTCGTAATGCTTTTATTTCAGATTCTAAAATATCGGAAAGTATTCCTATTTTTAAAAGTTTTAGGTTGAATTGTTCATCTGTCATAACTCAATGATTAAATCGTTTTTGGCTATTTTTGGCTTTATTCCAATTGCTTTTGAAACCATTTTAACAAACTCATTACCATTTCCGTTATTCGCCGATAAATGAATTAATGTAATTGAACGGCATGTACTTAAATCATTTTTTTTAAGTACTTCAATGGTTGTTTCAATGCTCATGTGATTTTGATAAACTCTATTCGCTAGGAATGCATTTAATTTATCCGTTTCAATGTTTTTTAGCATTATAGTTTCTGAAAAATTTGCCTCAATAAGCCAATGGTTAACACCCGCAATTTCATAATCTAGGCTTTTAGTATCAGTTGCAAAAACCATTAAGCCCATTTCATCATGGTAAATTAAAAACCCAAAAGGTTCAATTGCATCGTGTTCAACTTTAAATGCTTTTACTTTAAATTCGCCAACTTCGAATAAGTCACCTGCCATTACACACGTTGGATTATTTAGTTTTAAAGCCGATGCAGTATCAAATGAACTTATTACTTGAATGCCTGCATTGATTAATTCCTGTGGGCATCTTGCATGGTCTTTGTGTTCATGGCTCAATAAACAACCTGAAATATTAACCAAATCAAAATCAATACCCTCTTTTATTTTTTTGAATGGTAAACCACATTCGATTAAAATACTATCGCCTGTTTTAGATTTCAACTGGTAGCAATTACCATCGCTGCCAGTTGATAATATTTTTAGCTCCATTAATACGGTTTATCTTGGTTTTCAACAATCGGTTTCTCTGGTTTTTCGTCAATACTCAAAGTCTTTTGTACTGGCTGCGATTTTTCAGTAATGTCAATAGTCAACATTTCAGATTTGATTTCGGGCTTTTCTTCATCAATGATATTTTCATCATTAGAACTGTTAATCCAAGGTTTACAGGCCCTATTTATTACAGTCCTTTTTGCCATTTCATCTGCAAAGTCTTTGTGAACGTCACCATTGCCTTTTGTAGCCGATTTTAACCATGCTTTACGAATGTTTTGCATAGTCATTTTCGTAAGATGTTCTTTGTCGTTGTCATCAACAATTACGCAATAAGCTCCAATTATTTCAGCATCTGCGTTTTCAAAAGCGCTATCATGTTCTTTTAATATTTCCCTGGCATCGCTTAATATTTCAGTTTTGAAAGTGTCACCTTTGCGAATTTCTTTTGCGATTACTGACTTAACACCTGAAAACCTTTTTGCAAGGGCAATGTTACCTTGGTAGGAAATTTGGCAGGTTAATTTATTACCATAAACAATAAAGTAGCATTGTTTTTTCATTGGATTTAATCCATTTACAACCATTTCATATAGGCTGTTTGCAATGCTGTTTTTTTCACAAACCTGCAAAGCGGGTTTTTTTTCTTTATCTTGAACATTTTGAAGCGTAAACCATGCGCTTTTAAGTGCGTTTTCGGCACTGTAATCATTTGGAACGTCAATTGCTCCAGTTGACTTTGTTTCGATAAACCTAGCTAAAACTGAATCGGTTATGTTGCGCTCAATTTCTTGCTTTGCAGCTGCATTTTTTACAATTTCTGCTTTTGGTGTTTCTTTTTTATTTTCCATTTTATTTAATTGTTAAGGTTATTTTAATGAGTTTAATTTTGCTTGCAATTGAGCTACTTTGAAATCATTTCCTTTGTAATATTCAATTTGTTGCTCCAAAGAATTGATTTCGTTATTTGTAAGTTTATAAACTCCAATTGTTTTATTCAAGTTTATAATTTGCGATTTAACGGGCAAAAGATTTGTAACGCTCTCGCGGTTATCCACAATAATAGGCACGAATGTTTGGTAATGCTCTGAAAGTACATTTATAATGTCAATACCTGCATTAATCTTTGATGCTGTATTTGCATCTGAATAAGGCACACCGTCAATTAAAGTAACACAATCTGGCTTTTCACCGCCGTTTTTTTGAGGTTCAAACATTCGAAATTTAACCAATTTAAACATGTTATTTACTCGATCTTCTAACATATTCATTTTGGTTTTTTCAAAGGCTAAAACAATGTTTTCATCCTTTTGCAAGTCCGCAATCATTTGAGATAAACTCAATTGCTCTTTTTGAAGTTCACCAATTCTTTTTTCGGCTTTCTCAATTTCAGTTTTAGCATTTAATTGCTTTTCGATAGCTTTGATTGTTTCGCCAATTTCGGCTTTCTCAATGATTAACGATTCATTCCCAGTTATTTCAATTGGAGTGCTAACTTTAGTTTTTAAAGCCTCAATTTCATTGTATAAATCGTTCCATTCCTTTTCCATTGAGAAATCAACTGGCTTTTCAACAATTACAATTGAATCAATTTTGGTTTTAAGTTCGGGCAATTCATTTGCAATTAACTCATTTGATTTGGTTGCATCTTTTATTTTGGCCTCAAGTTCTTCAATTGCTTTTGCCTTTGCTTTGCCATTAGCCATATTTAACTCTAAATCATTGGCTTTTGTTTGGTTAAAATTACCTGTTAGTTTTTCTTTTGCTGCAAAATAATCGCTTTCGGGCAATATTTGCTTACAAGTGGAACAAATGCCCTTTGATTCATCAAAAACAAAAGTCCTTTTATTAATTGCAAAATACTCTTCAAGTAGTTTTGCTTTTTCAGCTTTTAGACCGGTTAGTTGATTTTCTGAATTAATAATAAAAGTATTGTTTGTTTGAATTGAGATTGAAAGCTTGTTCAAATTTTCCTGAAGCTCCGATTTTAAATTTTTAGACTTAATTAAATCTTTGTTAGATTCCAAGGTCAATTCGTTTTCTAACTTTTGAAGCTGCAGTTGTTTTTCGCCGATTAGCTTTTGAGTTTCGTTTTGTTCTTGATTACTTGCAGCCCGTTTTTTAAGCTCATTGTTCATTAGTTCATCAATGATTAACAAGCGTTCGTTTTTAGCTGTTAATTGGCTGTTTAAATCATTCCAGTTTGCAAGTTCGGGTTTGTTTCTTTGGTTTTCATCAATTCGCCCAGGTATGTCTTCAAGCGATTTGTTATAAAGTGAAATTTTACCTTTTAATTCAGCTTTGTAAGTTTCAATTGATTTGCCTGAATTTAGGATTTTTAAAAGGTTTAAATCGGTGGGTTGTATCTCAATGTTACCCGCCATTTGTATTAACGTTTCGCGCCTTTTATCCCACGGTAAACGGTTAAACTCCAAAGGGTTTGAAAGTAGCTTAAACAGCGTTGTTGAAATCAAATTACCCACTTCTAAATCAAAGTCTTTTTTTTGCTTTGGGGCCGCGTTAATAAAAAACTTAGTTTCGTCACCAATATATTGTTTTTCGGTTTCGCCGTTTGGTTTAACCCACTTTTCAAACAAAATACGCTCAAATACCTCAACTTCGCCGTTTATGGTAAACCATCCTTTTACACTTGTTTCTACGTTTGCGATTCGCGACCCATCTGAATTAAGCGTTTTAACATTGAATTTACTTTCATCAACTGAGTTTTTACCGAAAAATAACCACGGTAATGCATCGGCTCCCATTGTAGTTTTGCCAGTGGCATTGTCACCAAATAGAGTTGTTTCGTTTTCAAACTCAACTATTTTATGAATTTGCCCTTTGAAGTTTCGAACTTCCAATTTGTTTAAAATGATTTTTTTCATTATTTAATTTTTAAATAGGTGTGTAGATTCAATACAATTAAGCCCAATTCAAAAATGATAGCTCCGATTCGAGTAGGTAAGTCCATTTCTTTGTCAAATATCGTGTAAATCAAAGCTGCAATAAAAATAGCAGTGAGAATTATCAATATTAGCCGTTGTTTATTTTCTACCTGCATAATTCAATATTGTGTTGTAATCTTCGCCTGTTACATTTGCAATTCTATCGAGCGTATCGTATTTGATGCTCTTACCTGCTACCAATTGAATAAGCTGTTTATTCAATTTCGTTTTGTCCAGTTGTGTTTCATTTGGCATGTGTGGAAATATTGCCTTTGTGAAATCTTCATTCGTTTTGTCTTTGGGTATTAAACCCATTAAGTTTCTAAGATTTGCCATTTATTTTAAATTTAACAAGTTTTAATTACTCTTTGATGCATTTCAAAAGCGTATTCCCTGCTTTTTTCGTAGGTGCCATCCTGACTATCTAAACAAATCGCTTTTATTTCGCAGGTTTTCATAAAACCAGCTGAGCCAAATTCATCAACTATTCTAAAAGTATCTAATTTGTTTATCCTATGAAAAGGCTTTGTTTTGAGCCAAAATAGTAAGTTTCTGAATAATCTTTTAATCGTTTTCATTTGCTAAATATTTATTGTTTTCACCTAAAAACCCCGATCTTATTTCAGAATCGGGGCAAACCCTTGACTTTTTATTTAACCACAAAACATAAAGAGGGTTTATTATTTTGGTATTGCGATTACACCCGAACCGCAACAATTATAATATTCAATTCCTATGTGGGTTTCAGTTTCATATGAATTAAACCAATCGCGGCTACCAACTAACCAAACACCATCAATTCCTAATGTATTTTCTACATTTGAATTAGTTGTTGTTACCTTTTTAAAATTGTCTTTAATTGATTGTACGCAATCAGTCATTCCGTCAAATGATGATTCAATTTTAACTTCTAAAACAGATAAGTTTTTGTTAATAAAACTTTTGAAAGTTGCTTTTGTGATTTTCTTTGTAGTAGTTTTCATATCGCTAAATATTTTATAATTTGATAGTGCTAAGGTAATACTTTATTTTAGAATACAAAACTTTTTTTAATATTTTTTTAATTTATTTTTATTTGAGTATGTTTTTTAAATGCTTTTTTGGTCCCAATATCAAAAAAATAATGCTCACTATGTATCACTATTCCAGTATCAAAGTCTTTAATGAAAGTAACCCGACCGTGTTTAGTGTCCAAATGGAATTTTTGACCTTCATATAGGTTTTGGAATTGCATTTACAGTTTATTTATAATTTACATACCCGTATAAATGGGTATGTAAATAATCTTATTTCAAAGAATTTTTAATAAACTCCAAACCTTTTTGATAAACCAAAGTTTTAATATTTATGTGAGTGCTACCGTCTGGTTTATCGAAACTAGTTTCAATTACTCTAAAATAACCCCTATCAATGTAGGTTTGGTAAGGTTTATTATTATGCATTAATACTTTTTTATCTCTTAATTTTTCAAATAAGGTATTACGCCCAAATCCAAGGTTTAAAACTTTAGCAGCATTACCCATATCAATAGTATCTTTTGATTCTGTTACAATGTCGTAAAATTCGGCTTTGGGTTCCATTATTGCAATCGTTGTTTGTTGCATTTCGATTTGTTCAGCTTGTTTTGATGCTAACATTAAAGCCTGAGAAAGCGTTTGAGGTATTTCAAATTGCGGTTTAATTTCTTTAAGCTGTTTTTCACATGAAATAAAATAATCTCTTACATTATTTCCAGCTTCATTATTTTCCGACATTGCTAATTTTTTAGCCATATCAATGCTTAATCCAAATTCTAATGCTGGCTGATTAGCCCGCTCATAATTGAGCACCCTTACAAAATCTTCATTTTCTTGAAAAAATGGGTTTTCAATTATTTTTCTACTTGCCCAATCTTTAAAATGTGTTTTTACCTGCAATATTAAATGCAATTCTCTAGCACTTACTAATTGTTTGCCGTTTGTTTCTGTAATCTTAATTAGCTCATTCATATTCGTAATTTTTAAGTTATATAATTTATTTACTTTTTTGTATATAATTTTAAGTGAAAACTGTATTTACTATTTATTAATATTCTTTTTGCAATTAAGGTGAGTTTGGAGTAAGAGAAAAGTGAGTTTATCCTTAGAAATCACTTTCTAAGTTAAAACTCACAAAACAATTTTGCGACCATGGAGCCGTTTATCGTTTCGAGCCTAAAGTAAACGCCGTGTTCTTTAGGTTGGCAACTGCTTTCAAAGCCTATCGGTAGCCCTGTCGATTTAATCCCTTTGCCTTAGTTCTGGATTTGTCATTTATCGAATCCCGCAGTATGACAATTACCAATATAAGCTGCTGTTACTTTCATACCCTCCTATATATTGGCTATTGTGTAAATTAAGGTGGATTAATTGGGTTGTGCTTGCAGTCATTAGAAAGCGTTAAAAATAGGTTTGTCATAAAATAAAAAACCTCTAGGTTTCGAGGTTACGGCTCTACTCCCTAAAGGTCTTTTTATGTTTTTATTAGTTGACCGTAACTCAACTTTTGTACCCTTTCGGGTCGTTTAATGTCTTTTTAACACTACAAAGATAAAAAATAATATTTGAATAATGCAAATTTATTTTAAAAACCATTTTCCTGACATTAAGAATATGGTAATAAAAAACCCCAATTAAGGGGCTTTATTCTACCTAAGCTACCATTCTTAATGATGGCTTAGAAAATTCAATTGTTTTGCCGTTTAAAGCGTTTTGTTCTCTCCATTAATCATACTCGTAGCTGTCAAAACCAGTCAACCCCGTAATTCCCATTCTCGATAATAACCTCCAAAGTGGTACTTAGGACTTCTCTAAAATAGGAAACCATTTTTACAAGTTGTTGGTAACCTTGCTTTATAATTGGAATTGTGGAGCTGGGCGGAATCGAACCGCCGTCCAAACTATTTTACTATTAATATCTTAAAGAACTGATTCAAAGATAATAATTTAAAATAAAAAACCCTCTAATTATTTTTCGGGAATAATCAGAGGGTAAAACCAATACGTATGAAAAAAATCTACATATCAAATTTAATAAATATAATTGAAATAAAAAAGCCAGTCGCTTTTGGGGTGCAAAACTGGCTTTTTGTAAAAAATATTTAGCACTTCAAAACTAATAAAAAACCCCCACTTTACAAAGTAAAATGAGGGCAAACATGAAAACAACCAATCAGGGCTATTCTTACTTTTTAATAATATTTATCTTTTGAACGGTTGAAACCCCACATTTTGAGAATGTTGCAAGTTCATTGTATTTTTTACCTAAGAACTTAGACTTAATAAAAAGGAATTGCCATTGCTGCCTATCTTGATAAATTAAAGCCTCAATTGTGTTATCGTAGTCTAATTCTGTGAATTGTAAAACAGGTATTTCATTCTTATTATTAACTAACCCAGCTAAATGAAAACACCCTGTATCTTGAGTAAATTTATAAGTAAATGGCTCAACTAAGGTAAGCTTAATCATTATCGTATCACGGATAGTATCATGAATAACCGTATTAATATATTCTTTGACCTTTTTTGGCTTAATTTTTAAAGAATCGGTTAATACCTTAACTCTTTTTTCTTGCTCTGAATTAAGCTCTTTTAGTGTCAAATTAAGCTCATTGTTTTGCTTTATGGCATCTTTATAGTTTACAGTCATTCTATTGGCTCTATCTTTGTCTTTTTGCCATTGGTTGTAAGAATAACCAAAACCGATTGCAAAGAATACAACTAATGCTATTAATATTTTAGTTAGTAGTTTCATCTTTTAAGTGTTAAATTGTCAAATGTTTCGCCTCCAGATGTCATAATAAAATAAGCTGACTTTTTGTAAAGTGCTAATAGTTTTGAACCTTCACCATAGCTAACAAATCCGTAAATTTCAGGATCGTCAACCCATTTCATTTGATCTAAGCATTTTTTAAACTCAATTTCGTTTAGTTCTTTACTTACAAAATTGTAACTTTCTCCAAGTGCTTGATTTGATTGCAACCCATCACTTGTAATCCTTCTTAATGTGTACATGTATTTATATATTTAATTAATAATTTACTTTTGAAATAAATTAATATTGGTTTTATTTCTAATCAATATTATTACCTGGTCCAAACTCATTCCAACAATTAACCCAAAAAACATATTTGGCTCAACATCAATTGGTAAACTATCATAAAAACGAATAGCAATAAAAATGCAAATAAATGAAGTAAAAAACCGCATTAAATTGTCTTTTATCCAATACTGCCAACTTAATTTAACTGCTGTTTTCTTTACTTTTTTACCCAAATGCAAAAGCATTGATAAAACAACCCCGCAAACTGCGAACAAATAAAAAGCAATCAAAAACGATAGTGTTAAATTGCCTAAAATGTACCCTAAAATTTCTGTTTTCATAGTTAATTTATTAAATTATTCGTACTCTTTATACTTTAATTTGTTTCTTTCATTCCTTAACTCACCTACTTCAAAATTGTGACGGTCAAATTTTCGGCTCAATTTATTCGATGGTTTTCCAAGTTTACCGTTTTTAAACTTACCCGATTCTTTGTGCAAATATGTTTTACCCATTTAATCTATTTCCTCCATTTCAATAGTTTGACCAGCTAAATTATGGGTGCAATCATTTAGGTATTGTATTTTACCATCCTTAATAAAGGAATGACAAACAAATACACCTCTTACTAATAATGATGGTGTAAATGTGGGTTTATCCAAATTTCCATTAAATCCCCATAGTGGATGGGTTTCACCTTCTAATCTAGTTGTCCAAACCCCATGACTATATCCACAACCCAAACAATGAAATGTATAATCAGGTGAATTTGATTCTTTTTTTACTATTTCTAATTTAGCCATTATTTTAATGAATTTGACTGTATTTTAAATATGCTTTTTCTAGCGAAATATTATAAGGTTCACGCCCTATTCTTTGAGCTAATTCTTTGTATTTTGCCCCATTATAAATAGTTGCAATCATATGCCAGTCTTTATTCGCAATTGCTTTTTTAAGCTTTTGTGACGAATATATAAATTGAATAATTTGAGTAATTTGATTTTCAATGCTATATTTTGCATTATCCCACATTGCACCAACTGAGTTAAATCCTAATGTTTTCCAATGAAAACCCATTATTTGACCTAAACCAATTGAAGTTGATTCCATTGCAGCATTTGCATTTAATTTAAACGCTTCGTTAAATGCAGTCCATTCAGCACCTTGCCTATCCACTTTATTTAATGACCAATTCCCGCTAGGTACAAATGGAGCTTTTTTTCTAAACCATGCAGGCTCAAATTGAATTATTATTTTACCCTCATTTGAAAATCCAAGTCCGCCTGTTTCAACTTCTATAAAAGCTAATAAAACAGCTGAATCCACTAAATTTTGTTGTTTCACAAAATCAATAACTTTTTTATCCATTAATTATTTTTTTATTAGTTTTTCCATATCATCAAATCGCTGATCGAGATATTTTATAAGCAACTCATTATTCTTAGATTGCTCAATATGTAACTTTTCATGTTCACTCATTTTATTATCAATATCAATACCCAGCTTAATATCAGATTCTTTTCTTACCTCAGATTCAGTTTTAATTTTTGAATCTAAAGTGTTTAAATCACGTGCATAAGCGTACAATGTAATGCTTAATATCAAACTGGTTAAAATCCCTATAAATCCTAAGTATTTATTCATCATTAGTTCTTTCATTTTATTTAACTGGTTTTCGGTTAATGAATCGTTTTGTTTTCTCATAAAAATAGAGTATTAAATTGGTCAATTTTACCCAATACATAGCAATTACAATGGAAATAGCCATAGATATTGAAAGTAGGTAATTTATTGTTTTTGTAGTATAAATTAAATCTTTTAATTCAGGGTTGAATATTTCAAGATAATTAATACACAAATGGAATAAGTAATAAACTGCAATAGGAGCTGTTAATATTCTTATCACTTTGTTTGAAAATAATATCCATAACAACACTATCGAAAAACCTACAAGCACGTAATATTGAAAGTAATATATTAACCTCCAAAAATGTACATTAATCAAACCATAGTTAAAATCGTTTAAATTAACATATGTTACGATTAATAAACTCGACAACATTAATATGAATATTATTCTTTTTTCCATTTACTTTTTCGGTTTGTCCGGCGGTGGAATCGTCTCTGTTGTTTTTACTTTCTTTGCCATAATTTTAAGCTTTAATTAATATTGATCTCGATGTTAATTCTAAATTCCCCTCTGGCACTAATTCAAATTTAAAACCATACAAATGAGCCTCCCCGTCAATCGCATTGTATAACTCAATTATTTGGCTAAAATCCACGGTTAAATTATTCCGATAAATTACAATTTCATAGTTATCAACTGGAATATTTCCGTATGTTGGATGTGGTATGTAAATGTTAATTTTTAATTTATCTGAAACATTTCCGCGCAATGATAATTTCACCTTAACAGTAAGTCCATTATTTACAATCGAATCTCGAACTGTCGAAGTTTCGGGAAAAAACAACTCCCTTTCGGTACTTAAATAATTTCTCAAAGCGCAATCTATGGGTAAATCATAAGTTTGGCCATCTAATAAATTCATTAAAGTACCCGTATCAACACAATCCTGAATTGCTATTTTTCTAGGCAAATAAAACAATCTTAAAATATCTCTTAAGTCCATTATGTCATGTGTTTACGTCCTACTTTACCAACTCCACCATGCAATCCTATTTCCATTATGGCAACATCACTACCATAAGTACCAGCTTCGCGCTTAAATTGTCCTATTATCATGTCTCCACCTACGAAATTTGCGCTATCTAATACAACACTTGCATATTGTCCTTTATTGGCTGTTTTGTCACCTGCTAAGATTGTTTTTTGCTCAACATTTACCACTGCACCTGCAGTTGTTGTACCGTCAACATGAAAAATAAAATAATTATATGAAAAATTAACGGTTCCCGTATTGTCATTTACTGGAAAATACCTAATATGGAAATCAACATAACCAGCGTTTTTATAGGGGTGGTTTAATTCAATTTTTACGCCCTGGGTTTCATTAACTCCATATAATAAAGTGGCAAATTGAACCCCTTGTATAGTTATATTACCTGCATCGGGGGCTGTGCCTCCAATAGGGTCGGACATTATAGCCGGAAAAAAATCAATTTCGTTTGAACCGTCTAACAAAAATTGATCGCGAGTTGTGCCGATTATATCTTGAATATCCATTTTTAAGGTATTAAATGAGGTTTTAAAAATACTGTTGGTTCATTTTCATAAGTTACAGGTGCATATTTATAAGTAACTTCTTCAAATGGCTGAATACACATTGTTTTTAAAGTTGTTTCATTGTCAATAAAGAAATCAGAACGCTTAATTAATGTGGTGTTTATGGCTTTTAAAGCTGAGTATGGAATTGGCAAAGGGTCGTTTAAATCAGTACCATACCAGTCTAAATCATATTTAACCGATATTGCATAAAGTCCATAATTTCCGCTAGCTTATTGAACTATTAAATCTTCATTTTCCATTGTGCCTGAAATTATAAGCAAATTACATTCATTTTCACCAAGGCCATAGTTTTTATAATAATTCAAACCTTCAATTTCAATTATTTCACCGGCAATTCCTAAAAAAACAAATTGATAGTAAGTGTAAAAAATGTTCTTCACATACTTGATTAATCCGTTATGTTTTTTTAGTGTCATATTTTTTTAAAATTTATTAAATTAGTTCATACTCATTTGTTTTATATTTAAAAGTTAAATTGTTGTATTCATAGTTATTGTTGTTTTCTTACTATTAATTGACTTATGTTATTTGCTGTTTTGGCAATCTGCAATTCAGGCGCGGCAACTAACACATCTAATTCAGCAAAATCATAATCTCCTGCCGCTATTTCTGCATTTATTTCAGCATCTGTCGGTATTGTGTACTCATTAATTAACCCTTTTAAAATTCCTGAATTAACAGGAAAGTAACCTAATTTAGTATAGTTTGAAATTGCTTGTGATGTTTCCGAACCTGAAATAAATATCCACAAACTTACATCAGTTGGATTTGAATTTGCAGTGTAAATTGTCGTTCCTTTAGTTGCAAAGTAAGGTTCAATAAATTCCGTTGTATTACTCCATAATTGCGTTGTGTTTATTGAAAATAAACCAGTTAAAGTGCCTAATTTATCAAAGCAATTTAACCCGTTTTTATGATTCAAGAAACATTCAAATTGACCACTGTTGATGTTGATATAAGCAACCTGAACGTTAACCATTGGTGTTGTATTGTCATAGCCCCTTACCCCTATTATATTATCTGCTGCAACGTTTTTTACAACGCCTGTAAATGGTACTATATGCTCATAATAATCCTGTTGATCTTGTATGTTAAATACAGATAGATGTAAATTATTTCCTACTGTGTCAAACCTTACTCTAGTCCATTTATCAGAGATTATTTTATTACTTAATGTTGCGGTTATCAATGTTCCAGTAGCCGTTGTGATGTAACAAGTTAATACACCTGAACTTCCGTAATTCATTTGTATTTCAACATCTGCACCAGCGGTTAATCGCTTATTATAGATATAACCTGACGATGTTGCATAATTTGGAATTTTTAATATAATCTCAAAACTAGGCAAGTCAGAATGAAATCTACCAACATTTAATTTTGTATCATTAAAGGTCGCTACCTGATTTTTTTTAACCTGAATATGTTTAGGATAATTTATTGAATCAACATAAGCCCCTATTGTATTTGCAATAATTAAAGCAAGTGCATTAGTCCAATGAACGCCATCACTATAATATGTTAGGTTGTTAGGGTCTAATGTTTCAGGTATTGTCGATAAATCAAATACGTAATCACTAACTGTATTTGCAAGGATTATGTCATTAGCATTTTGAATATAATTAGGAATTGCTGTTGATGTTGGAGAGGCTGTTAATATCATACATTTTGCCCCGTTATCAGTACATAATTGAGCTATATCAATTAAATGTTGAGCTGCTTCGGTATATGTATAACTATTAGCCATATCATTAATAACCTCATTTATGATAATCAAATTATCTCCACCTGAATTAATTAATGGCAATACATCAGTATTGAAATCAATTAGCATCTGCGCTCCTGTTCTTCCTCCTAACCCTTCTTGATACAATGTGTATCGATAAGGTGAATTTAGCTTGGCGTTTAAATAATTGCGTAAATAAATCGGGTAATTTTGGGCTGTTAATGAATTTCCAAAACATACAACATACTGGTTATATTTATTTAAAGTTTCTTGTAAATTTCTAAAATACCATTTTCCTCCTATTGATTGCGGGGTAGTTGAAAATACATCAAGTATATTTAACCAAGCCAAAAACCTAGCTTCAAATGCTCTGTTTGCATCTGGATTCCAAATGTAAGGATTACTAACAGGTACGCCGTCAAGTAAATTAGTATCATGGTAATAATCGGGGTCTGTTGCCGTTGCTGTTATTGTAACGGGTGTACCTTCCTGACAAATCAATTCACCCACGTCAGGGTCAACCGTTCCTTCGCCTGTTTTGTAAATGGTAAGAGTGAATGATTGCAAAAACTGCTTAATCAACCCTTTGCCCTCAATTATTTTGCCTTTTATGAGACCTGAAGCTCTGACTAAAGGTATCATTTTAAATAACCCTGCCATTACTCAATTGCTCCAATTAAAGTCAAATCATAACCTCCTACATTAATTCTATCAGCCGTTCCAATAAATGCAATATAGGTTGGCAAAGTGTCGCATGGGTAGTAACCATCCTCTGTAATTGCTTCGCTTACGGGTGTCAAATTTGCAACTGACGTTTGAATTTCTTCACTACCGTAAATAATTAAACTTACGGTTCCTTTTAGCTCTATTCTAGCTGTTTGACCTATTTGAAATGTCGAACTTGCTTTTACGCTGTATAATTTACCTGTTGTTATTGCCATGATTTCTTATATTAAAATTAATTAAATACTTGTACTCGATCATTTCCTAAGTCAGTTGTATATATTTTATTATCAATAATGACTAATTTATTTGGAGAGTTAAATTGACCATCCCCCGAACCAGAACTACCAAATAATTCTATAAATTCCCCAGCTAAATCAAATTTCTGAATTCGGTTATTTGTTAATTCAATTGTATAAATATTTGTATCTGTAACCGATATGTCTCTAGCGTTTGTAAACTGACCACTACCTGAACCACCACTTCCAAACTTAAATAGATAATTACCGTCTAAGTCAAATACCTGAACCCTTGCGCCTGTACCCTCAATTGTGTAAATCCTATTTGAAGTTACCATTATTCCATAAGGCCCGAAAAATTGACCATCGCCTGAGCCTGAGCTTCCAAACTTAAATAGATAATTACCGTCTAAGTCAAATACCTGAACTCGATTATTAACAACTTCGCTTACATATACTTTTTCACCTTTAATGCATATTCCATAAGGACCATTAAATTGGCCATCTCCTGAGCCAGAACCTAGCCCAAATTGTGAAACATAAGCACCTGCCAATGTAAATTTTTGAATGCGATTGTCAACTATATCTGTAACAAATATATGTGTTTGATTAATTGCAATACCATAAGCTGAATTAAATTGACCGTTTCCTGAGCCTGCACTGCCAAATTTAGATACATAAGCCCCTAATAAATCAAATTTTTGAATTCTATCATTACCCTGATCGACTACGAATATATTTGTTTTATTAACAGCTATACCATATGGATTATTGAATAGTCCGTCTGAACTGCCAACCGTTCCAAATTTCAATAAATAATCATTTGCAATAATTGGATATGATATATCTGTTTTTACTGAAATATCAGTTCCTAAAATTTCAGCTTTAAACCTGCAAAAAGCCGGTATTGTTTGGCTTTCTTTTATTGATACGGTCCATTCATTAAGTGCTAAATCGCTAATTGTATCAAATTCGTTTATGCTTTTATCTGAAACCATCGAATAAACTACACCTTCATATAATGCAATATCGGAATGATGATCTATTCCTGTTTTAATAAGATTATGAATTATGTCACCATTTAATTTTAAAGATTCTTTAAAAAAAGCTAATTGTGTCGGAGTAAATAATTCTATTTTTACTGCCGTGCTTGGTGTTGAAATTTCCCCTGCCATCTTTTTATTATTAAATTTTACTTAATGCTATTGCAAAATCAGAATCCAATGCGATTGCAAAGTCGTCATCTAATGCGATTGTGTATAATATATCTAATTTATCATACATTCCTAATTGTAATGGTTTCAAACTCAATGCTAAATATAAAGCATTCCAATAATAGCTTGCTGTTATTTCACCATCAATTATAAATGTATTGTAAGTTAACGCCCCTAAGTTGAATACACCTTTTTCATCCGTGATATCATTTACATGCAAATAACCATCATTTAATCCGGTTGGATTGTATTTTATATCAATACCGGTAAACCCTGCGTTTATAAGCGAGCTTTTAATATAATCCCTCGATAGTCTATTTTGCGATTGTGGAAATAGCATGTATGATTTTACAACCGATCTACGTTCTTCAATTGTTGCACTTTCAGGAACGTTTATTAAATATCTGTTCTCCCATGGTTCTGGGTCGAAATTACTATTCACATACCAAACCTGGTCAGTAATTTTATAAGTAGCGTAATCACTTATTAAATTCAAACCATAAGCAATAACCTCATAGAAAATCTTACTAAAAAGAATACTCCTAAAAGGCTTGCCGTCTGGCTTTATTTTGTTTATGAAATTATACCACATTACACAAATGTTACTGTATTTAATCTTGGACACTCACCATAATAAGCCGCCAAGGCTGGGTCATTTGACGGGCTTAATGTTGTTGGATAGGTTGAACCACCCCTATAGCCTACCACGTATTTACTCATTGTTACGTATGTTGCTGCTAATAATATATTTACTTTCATTTCTATTGAATCAAAAGTAATCCCGGCATTTGCTAATAGCTGAATAACATCAACTAAAGCTATCGTATTTTCATAAGTATTATAACCGGTACTCGTTTGGATATATTTATTTACGGTGTGCAAAAATGGCCTTTTAATCAATAAATAATTTCTTACTAAAGTTTCAATGCTTGATTGCTGCAATGGGTCGCCGTTTGTCAAAATAATGTTTACGCCTGTTATTTTTACCGGCAAAACATAAGTAGTATTTACAAATTCAAAGAATTCAACCGGCGGTTGCGAAACTCCATTAATATCATATTTGATTGAATCTATCGCGTCATCAATTAACCCGGCACTTGGTATCAGTACTTCAATATCTGAACTTTCGCAATAAATAACAGCTTTACCCGCTTCGCCCGGTGCCGTGTATGGATATGCCGTTCTCAATCCGTTCACATTTGAAACCCAAACAATATAGTCGCTTGCATTACCATTTCCCAACCTTAACCTCTCATAAGCAACAACAACCGCTCTGTAATCTTCAATCGTTTCATCATCGGTTGGATTCTCAGTTACTGATAAAACAGTAATTGTGCTTTCTGCATAATCTAAGCTTTTTTGAGCGGTCAAGGTGTCGCTTATTACTAATTCGTTTGCAGTCCCGGCGGTTAATGCCCTTATTACGACATTTGCCCCACCTGCAACCTCTGATAAAGTTTCGTAAGTATAAGTAGCACCGTCAATTTCTTTTATAAAAATGGTTCCCAAAGGTATATTTCCAACGCCTTTTGCGATTGTCGAACAATTATATTCACCTTTTACTGCCAAATACGGTCCACGGCCTATTTTATCTTGACCTACCTCGATTAGTTTTGCGGCTTGCATCGAACCTACCCAAACATTATTAGCCAAACCGTCAATCATTTTTACAAGTAAATATAAACCGGATGCAAATACTTTTGAGGTAGCTATAATCGTAAAACCTGCATTTTCAACTGTAATGTCAAGCCTATTGCACCAATCAGTTATTATTGAATCGTATATTTGTTGGTAAGTCATTTTAGTATATCTTAAAATTTGAATTTTCTAAACTTTCCTTTGTCTTTTGATAAATGAAATTAAACGGTTTGTTGTATCCGATTAATTCAATTATAATAAGTATCGTTTTTGACCAATAAGCAACCTCAATTGCGCTTACTTCGATGTTTTTGTTTTTTCCGGTAAATCTATCCAAGTCGTCTTTTATCGCTTTTTTTATTAAGTTGATATTTGATTGACTTGTTGAATTATTGTTTTTCAATGAAACCCCTGTTTTTGAAGTAATATTGAAAGTATTTATTCCAAATGATTTATCCCCCCACCATTGAGTTGTTGTTGAAAATAAAGCACAATACAACTCAGTATAAATGCCTTGGTCAATTGGGTAATCATTTCGATCAAAACCGAAAAAACCCCCATCTTCACTATCTATGAGTTGTAAATTATGCATTTCCCGTTCTTATTACGTCAATTCCTGTTGATTCAACTGTTATTCCGAATTTGTTGTTTGTTTTGTCGATTAAAGTAATTACCAATTCACTTTTTTTATTTTCGTTTCGATTTGTTGGTGTTTTTGAAATGGTATTTTCGTTAATTGTTGACTTTTGAGTTATATTTGATTCTTTGACTAAATCTCTATTAGTTGTATTTTCAATGATGTTGCTTTCATTGATTACGTCTTTTTGAGTGTTGATAACATTTTGCTCATTCCGTATTGCTGTTTTAGCAATTTCAGATTCTTTGAATGATTCATTTGTTATCTCATTAATGATTGTATTTGTTGCCTTTTTTTCAATACTATCAGTTTTAGCAATTTCAGATACTTTAGATAATTCAGTTTGATTAGTTTTATCTACTATTTGTTTTTGCTCATTTATAATGTTTTTTTCATTGTTTATTTTGGTAGTAGCTAGCTCATTTGTTACCGTTTTGTTTAAACTTGGAACATTAGCGTTTTTCAAAATTGAAGTATAAAACTTACCTTTCCATTCATCTTTTTTAGCTTTTTGAATTTCAGTATTTTCATCATTTGAAGATGTATTTTTGTTTAATGCATCGGCTAATTTCTTTGATGCATCGGTTTTTAAAGATTCATTTTCAATTGTTTTATTTTTTGTAGTTTCAACAACACTATTTTTAATGTTTTTTTCTGAAATATTACCCTCTTTATTATTTACGGTCAATATTTGTTCTGATTTTGCATTTATTTTTGTTGCCGAATCCCCAAAGAATTTACTTATACTGTCAATTATTTTTGAAACAAAAGCTCCAATGGATTTAAATTTGTCCAAAATATAAGTCTTAATTACGGTTCCAATATTCTTTAATGCTTCAACAAATGGAATGAACGGCTCGATTAATTTACCAGCCAAATCAATTATAAAACTAAAAACCAGTTTAAAAACACTCCAAACGTATTTTAAAGAATCAACAATAGGACTGAAAGCAACGGTAAAAACAGCCGAAATAAAACCGCCAATAGCTTTTATAAATTCCCACATATTTTTGAATAATCCAATTACTGAATTAATCACTTGCATTGCAGCGTTTTTAAAACCTTGGAATATTTCAATTAAGTATTGAATTGGAGCTGTATTTTTGATTGAATCCCAAAACGAAATAACTGCTTTTTTTACAGTTTCCCAATGTTTAACCAAAAGTATAATAATTACAATCAAAGCGGCTATTCCAACGATTACCCAAGTGATAGGGTTTGCCAATAATGCCGCTGTAAATGCCCAAGTTGCTGCAATTGCACCTGTTAAACCTAAATTATACAATGCGGTTGCAACTGTTGCTGCCTTAGTTGCAGCGTTCATTGTCCACATGGCTACTGCATTTCCCCTTGATGTTATTATATTTCTTTTCATTGCTATCGTAGTGCTACCATACAATGCGTATTGAATACCTAACACTACATTTTGAGCAAAAATAACCGCTTGCAATGCTTTTTGAGCTACTATTGCACTCCAAGTGGCTATCTTATATGCGGCGTATATTTTAACTGCAACTATTACGGTTGCAATGATTTTATCCATATTGGTTGCAACTGAACCTAAAATAGCTTTTAATGAGTTCATTTGGCTTGAATTAGCCTGAACGCTTGTAGTTTCGTTTTTGAAAGCGTTTTGAATATCAATTAATTTTTGTGAAAAGGTATCCATGTTCTTATTTGCCATTTCCTGAGCTTTTCCGGTTTCGGAAACGGCAACGGTCATTGATTCTAAACGTCCTACGTTGTTCATTAGAATCATTCCGGTTGTTTTATTCTCAATCCCGAAAGTATCAAGTATAAAAGCATCTTTTGCAATTGCACTGCCTAATTTATCGTATTTAGTTTTAGCCTCTTTTAATGCATCGTTTGTATTAAATATCCCACTTTGATAGCCTAATTGAGCTTGCTGTAATTTAATAATTGCTCCACGGGCTTTTGTACCTGCTTCAGCTCCCTTTAATTGGTAAAGTGATAATAATTGAATTGCTGCAACTGATTCTTCAATTGTCATATTTGAGCTTTTTGCAACGGTTCCAAAGTTTTTCATTGCCTCGCCGGTTTCTGCTATTGATGAAGCTCCCGCAATTGTACCTGCCGCCAAAACATCAATAGTTCGTGCCGATTCCATTGCTCCCAATTGGAATTGATTCATTATTCCGGTCAAATTGGTAGCTGATGAAGCTAAATCTTCACCACTCGCACGCGATAATATAACAGCTGACTTAGTAACCATCTTCATTGCATCGGCACTGGCTAATAATTCGGGTTTTTGTGAACCTATTACCTCAAATGCTTTTGCCATGTCACCTGAAAACATGTTAAGTTCTTTTGAAGCGTCAAAAACCTTTGTTTTGTACCCTTCAAATTCGGCACCTGCTACACCTGTAACCGCTGACAGGCTTTGCATGTTTTTGTCAACTTCAATATTGGCATTTGCGATAAATCCCAAAGTAGTTACCAAACCAATTCCAACGCCTATTTTACCAAGCGTTCCCAGCATTCCGCTAACTTTTTTGCTTACATTTCTACTTATTTGTGAAACGCGAGCATTAAAATTACCCAATGAAACGGCGGCGGATTTGGTTGCTGAATTTATCTTTGAGGCCATCAATGAAAATGCGTTCCCAGAAATAGTAGATTCTTTGGTTACGTTTTTTGACATTCGATCAGCCGCCGCATTAATCTTATTAATGTTTTGGCTTGCTTTGTCAATAGCGACTATCTCTGTTTTTAATGTAAATGGTCTCATTTTGTAAAAGCCCCGGTTAAGGGGCTATTTTTTAGCGTTTGATTCTGCAATTTCTTTTAGGATTCTGTTATACCACCAAAAAAGCCCTCTGTAATTATAATCTTGGTATTCAAGTTCATCAACTTCATTTGGACTTATATTTTTATTGTAGCAAACATCCCCTTTTATTAACTCTATTGAATCGTATAATTCTAAAATTGTGTAGTATTTGCTTTTGATTGAGCTTTCCTTATTGGTCAACTCAACTACTTGTATTTTAGTTGCGAAAAAAGTTAAACACGGTCAATAAAAGCATGTAATCACGGTAATTGTTATTTTGAATTCGCCTGGTTGCTTCAACTCCAATCATTGCCCCATTTATATTTTCAAATGATGCCGCCAATGAAGCTAAAGTAAATTCTCTTTGTGATTCAGTGCTTTTTTTAGTAACCTTAATGTCTTTTGTGAATGTTTTTTCCCGAGCTTCATTCCGTTCATAAAGAATCTTTACACTTTCTGTTAAAACGGTGCCATCTGGTCTTTTTAGTGGTTTTCTTAACTTAACCCTCACACCTTCATTTTCAAGTGTTAAAATTCCGTTCTTAATGTAGGTTATGATTTGTGAAAACTCCTCCAAATTATCGGCGGTTACTGCCTCAAATTCGTATTTGTCGCATTGCTCTGTAAGTACTTCAATGATTTTTAGGAAAATTTCCTTTTCTTCATCATTGCATTCGAGTAAAAACTCATCTTTTGGAGTGGTTTTTTTCTCTACAATAACTTTAACAGGTTCGGCCTGATTTTCCGAACCTGTCTTATTTAAATCCTTAATTGATATGTCTTTCATGTTTTTAGTTTTTTTATGATACTATCCAATCGGATGCACTCACAAATTTTAATTCCTGAGTGCCGGCGGCTGAATACATTAATTTTCCAACGAATACACCTGAATTTGAATAAATCGAACCGTCAGTGCAAAGTATGTTTGCAGGCAATTCTGCCCCGCCTCCAATTACTTGAGCAATCCCGCTTTGAAGCATTGGTATATCTTCATCCTTATAAGCGAATACGCCTTTAATATGCGATCTTTGTTTTTTAACATTGATAATTAATTGATTATCGTTTGTTAAATGATCTTCAGAATCTTCAATTGAATCGGTGTAAAGATTCAATTCAGGAACTTCGCCCGCTTTACCTGATAAAACCACGTCACCCTCTGGAGTAGTTACATATAGGTTTTGTATTTCTTTTGTTACGAAACTCATAATTTTAATTTTTAGGCACCATAATATTTATTAACCTGAACTTCAGTAGCAACTATTCTCAATAAGCTAGTTATTAAGTTTGGAGAAAGTACATTGAAACGGCCTGCATTTGTTGGGTCAATTCCCACATCTAAATTAGCTTTTGCGTAATCGAAATCAGCAATATAACCAGCTTCAACAAAAGGCTTAATTATCTCATTCAAAATACCAGCTTTGTACAATTTTGGACTTGTAATCCTTGCACTTGGTAAAGCGTTTGGAGCTATTGTTTTGTTTTTTTGCTTCAAATTGAATGCTTTGAATTGATTCAAAATGTTGAAAACAATCATACAATCCCTTACATATCTGAATATTGGGTCAGTTTCGCCCTCTGGGTGGTAAGTTGTGATAATGTCACCGGCATAATACGAACCATTCCTAAAATTTGTAGTTGAACAACCAGCTTTTACTAATGCATCCCTAAATGAATAATTAATAATGTCACCAACGTTCAGATCTTCGGGCGCGGTTGCACCTGGAATAACATCGTCCAAAATATCCTGTTTTGGGTCTCCGTTTGATTTTTTAACGAAAATACCCAATGCATTTGTGGCATTAATAAAAGGAATATCTTGAGCGTTTGGAACTGGAATGTACACATTTGAGCTATAATCTAATCTAGTTGACGTTACAGCTTGTAATGTAGCTAATACTGATGTGCTTGTCGCAGTCCAAGCAACGCAAGGTGTCATATTCTCTGGTGCATATTTGCCAGTTCCGGCGGCGGCTGTTCCAATGAATGTTTCAAAAGCATCTAAGTTTGCATTTGTACCACCCTCCCCAAGTGTGTTCAAAATATGTGGATACCAATCGTTTTGAAACTTAGCCAATGTTGAGGCCAAAGCGGTTTCTCCGGTGCCATCAGTTTTTACACCTGCAAAAGTAATTCCCTCGGCGGTTAATGAATCAACGGTTACGGTTAAAGGAACTGAACTCAAACCTTTCCATTTTGAATCAACTGAAATTGAAGTTGTCGGGGTTGGAGTTGAAACTAAAACAGGTAAGTTAATTTCCGCATTGATGGCAGTTTTAATTTTTACTAAAGCTTCCGCCAAAGTATCGGCTAAAACCAAACCAACTGAAAGTAAAACTCCATTAATATTCAAAACAATTGAACCTGTTTTGGTAATGGTTGCACCCGTGCCAGTTATTACGGTTTTAGTTACGGTTGCGCTTCCGTTTTCTGCAACAAAAAAGAATTTAGTTTCAACTCCAACTGATAATTCATCAATTAGCGTTTTGGCTACTAAATGTGCCGGGCTGCCATACCCAAATTTTAATGCAACTTCCTTAGATGTGATGGGTTTCAAAACTCCCCCATCTTGTGCACCCTCAGTTTGCATGTCCGCGTTAGCTTCACATAACACGGCAATCTTTTGCTCTAAAAGTGGTGAAAGTCCAGTTAACGAACCTAAACCAACTTTATAAAAGCTACCAGCCGCCGCAGCGTTTGGCATTATTTGACTTGCTGAATTTGCCATTTTATAAATTTGTTATTTGATTAATATTTACTTCATTATTTCCTAATTCCAAATTTAAATCTACACTGTTAATTGGGGTGTATGTATTTAATTTTACAACCTCTGATATTTCAGCTTGCAGAATCAACGAACCATAAACAATGTTTTTATCATTAATGGTTTTTGATACTTCAAATTCGCTTGAAAGCTCTTTAATCATGTATTGACTGCTGTTTGAAATTAAGTTTTCACCTAATGCATTTTTGTACTGAAATAAATAGATTTTAACATCATTGTCATTCAAAATAATACTAATTGCATCAAGTATTTTTCTAAGATTTGCAAGTCCATTTGCCAGAACTCCAATTATGAAGTAATTAAGCTCATTTTGTTGCCCTGCAAATCTATTTTCGGTGCCCTTCATTTGCGCTTTTATAATTGAGCAAAAGGCGGGGTCTATTTCTTTGTCAGCTATTGGGCTTAAAAGATATTCGTCTGTTTGTACTGCTTTGGGTAAAAATGTCTTTAAATGTGGCGCAATTCTTTGGGCTGTAAATTCAGTTTCCAAAATAGTTTTTAGCAATTCCAAAAACAATGAGCTGTTAGAATCGTAAATACTATATGTTAATTTCGCCGTGTAAGCCATTATAATTCTTTTAATTCGCAGTAAATACTTCCAACATTTGAATTATAGTTTGAATTTGCAATTGTGTACGATTTCAAGTCAACATTGTCAGTTATCTCAACTTTGTAGCCTTTTAATGAAAAGTAAGCTGTCATAAAGGTTAGTAAGGACATTGAAAGCGTTAATATGCTCATATGCCCTTGGTAAGAAACCATGCCGTTCTCATTTTGAACGGGCATGGGTTTTTTATCATATACTCCTTTACCATCAAACTTTAAAACATTAAGTGAATCGTATAATTTTACAGAACTATTAAAATAATCCTCATTATTGATAAAATCCACAAAATCGTTTCGAATTACATCATTCATTAGTACGAACCTTTTTCAATCCATTTGTTTTCTAACCAAATCTTCAATACACCTGAATAACTACCCATTTCTTTTGCATTAATCAATGGCTTTTTATCGGCATAAAAGTGATTTTTACCGTTTAAACCCCAACTCAAATGAGTAACTTTCATAATATAATTGCCTTTTGGAGTGGCTTTTTCCTCGGCTGCTAATTTTGCAGCTTCATCAGCTTTTTTCTTTTCCTCCAACTCTTGGTTGGCTTTTTCCTCGGCTGCTAATTTTGCAGCTTCATCAGCTTTTTTCTTTTCCTCCAACTCTTGGTTGGCTTTTTCCTCGGCTGCTAATTTTGCAGCTTCATCAGCTTTTTTCTTTTCCTCCAACTCTTGGTTGGCTTTTTCCTCGGCTGCTAATTTTGCAGCTTCATCAGCTTTTTTCTTTTCCTCGGCAGTCATAATACTATGAATAAGTGATTGCTGTAAACATTTTATTAGGTGTCAAAGGTATTGTTAAGAATTTTCTATAAATACCAAATGAGATAGAGCGGTTTGTAATCTTATTAAATTCAGGTGTTACTAACCAACCGTCCATTGATGGAGTTGCGGCTAATGTTTGTTTCATAACCTGAGATTGTGCAATAAAATCGCTCATAGTTAGGATTTTCACTGGTTGACGTTGAATCATGTTATCGGTTGCAATTACATAAACTTTGTAGTTATCTAACCATTTAGCCTGAGTTGAGGCTGTAACATCATAAGTTTGGTCATAAGTAAAAATGTGAACAGGTCCGGCTGGATTGCTTACCAAAGTATAACGATACAATGCGCCCTCTGGAATATTTACATTCATTTTTGAAGTAATGCCAGGAACTTGATTAATGTTATAATTCCTACGTTGGTTTGAATCATCTTTCCATTCGTCTGAATTAACCATCGCATTGTAAGCGTAAGTACTTTCCATTAATACAATGAACTCTTGACCGCCTGAATTGCCTCTGGTTGCTACTTGTTCAGTCCAACGTTTAATATCTCCAAGTGGTTTCATTGTAGCCGCATTTGCAACGGTCCATTTTAAATTAGCAGTTGTAATTGATTCACTGTTATTGTTATCGCGACCGAAGTCAATAGTGTCGTAATTGTCCAAAATAACAGTTCCATTGTTCAAAATGTCCTTAACTTGTTTATCGGCCGAACGTTTAATTTGGTCAATACAAAGATTTGAACCTAATTTTATACGCTCCATTAAGGTAGGTACTCGGTCGGGTTGCACTGACATTGTTTGAAAACTGGCAATATAGGCTTGATTTCTAATTAAGTCCTCAGCTTTTACTGAAAATGCACGGCCGTATTCTGGAGCTGTGAAAAATTCATCTGTAAAATTAGTGTCTTTAACTTGAGTGGCCTCGCTACCTTCTGGAATGTCACTTGCTACAAATCGCTTGTAAACTTTACCACGTATTTGTATTTTAGGCTCTAATTGTGGTTTGGCCTCTTTTGCCATACCTGAAAGTCCGAATGTTTCTTGATAAACATCTGGAATGTACGTAATTAACCCGCTAATTAAATTAGGGATTATTTCGCTAATTGAAAAACTTGAAATAGGCATATCTTAATTTTTAAGGGTTAAACTTGTGAATCCTTTAAGCCGCTTATTTCTTGAGCTGCAGGTTCGATTTTTATTTGCATGTAAGCCATAACAGCGTTACGAATACTGATACCTAATTCAGTAATTACAGTGTCCAAAGTGTCTCCTGATTTTTCAAGTACTACTTTATCTGAGAAAATAGAGCTTTGATTGTCACCATATCCAACTAAAGCTTCAACTTCTTCGCTTGCGCCAGCTGCAATAGTGGTATCATAAAGCAATATTCCATAAGGAATATGTGAACCATCGGTTGCATCCGATTTAACAGGAGCTGCAATGGTTTGATCTTCACTGGTTATTCCTACCAAAGTACCTGCTGCAATAGTGCGAATTGAAGCGGTGCCATTAACGAAAGTGAATTTCTTTTGTTGATTTGGAAAATTTAGGAATATGTTGTCAACATTATAATCAACTCGTAAGTGATTTGGAGTGTTAACGGTTAAGGTTTCTGTAATATCAGCCATTATTTTTGAGTTAAAATTTTACCAAGTCCAATACCCTCATTCATTTCAGCAAAAGCAGCTTCTTTTTCTTTTTCTTCAACTGTTTTTGCTTCTTTGTTTACAATAGGTTTTGCGGGTGTAATTGGGTCTTCGCTACCTAATTCAAGTTCGTTAAGTTTTGCGGTGTCAAACTTTTTAGTCATAAAATGTTCAACATCTGCAATACTTAAACTCTTACCACTTTTAACGATTTCGTTAGCTTTATTCATGTCGTACTGTGCGTACTTCATGATTTCGGAAACTCTCGTTTGTTCTGCTTGCTTTCCGGCTTCAAAGATGCTGTCGTATGCCTCTTTGTTACCTGTAAGCAGCATACTCGCTGTTACATCTTTTATTTCCATTTCATTTTTATTTGTGTGAATATTAATTAATCCGTATTTCTCTTTTAAGTTTTCGGGCAATTCATAACCTAATTCTTTAAAATCTGTTTTGTTATCAATTGAAGCTGACTTTTCAAGCAGGTCGTAAGATTCGTCAAGTAAACCAAAATAAGCTGCCTGTTTGCCTGTAAACCAAACGTCAACTCTTTGATCTTCGCTTGCCATCATAACCTCTTTTAAATCCTTGCCAGTCGATTCTTTAAATTTCTTTGAATCTATTTTCTTTGATAGTGCTTTATAAAGGAACTCATTAGTAGCTTTCATTGTTGAACTTGCGCCGCCCACCGCCGAATGTATCATTAAGTCGGCTTGATTTGCGCCTTTTGTTTTGGTAAAAAAGGCCAACATAACGGCACCCATTGAGGCTGCAACGCCTGTTACATTTGCAGTACTTTGTTTTTTATCGTTGTTTAGGAAATCTATAAATTGATTACCCGCCCAAACCGAACCGCCTTTGCTATTCCATGATATTTCATAATCTTCGTCTGTTTCATTTATTTTGTCAATAAGTGAATTGATTGTATATGAGAAGATAAATTCAGGTAAATCGGTTGCTATTTTTCGTGCCATATGATTAAATTAAAAAAGCCTCTCAATGATTAACATCGAGAGGCTAGCTCTGCATAAAACTACCAAACCCTAATTAAAGGGTGCGAAAATTATTTTAAAGTCTTAAACTTTTCAAAATATAATATATTTTTCAATGTCGAATTGTCGCCGGTTACAAAAGGTATTCGTAATCTATAATATTGGAATACGGGTTCAGTTTGATATAAACAATATGGTTTTGTTGCTCCAAGTTCGGTTAAAGTGTCAACAGGCGTATAAGTTATAGTACCACTTGCCAATTTGTAACCACCTTCTAAAATTACACTTGCTAATGTATCGGTATAATTTGATACACTAAAAATAAAACCAACAACGGCACCCTCATAGTTTTTCATTCCATCATAGGAATATGAATAAACCGGCACTACTGTTTTTTCTGAAACCGTTATAGAAACAGTATCAAAAAATTGAGTGTTACCTTGTTGCCCTTTGGCTAAATTTGCGAATACTATAAACGCAAATAAAATCAATAATACTTTTTTCATCATTTCAAAATTACTTAATTAAATTATTATTACAAAATTTATCTAAAACTACGTTTTTTTGCTCAACAAAGATATTCATTTCTTTGCATTTAGGGCAAATTTTTTTAATAGTGCCTAAAAACTCACCCTCAAATAAAATAGGCTGCCTACATTTAATATTTTTACACTTGTACGTTTCCATTTTCAGGTATTATGATTTCAAAATTATCTGATAGCAATTCCATTTCATTTACAACTTGATTGTTTACGCTTTCAAAGTCGCCACCGCTTGCAGCATTTACTAAGTTTTCAATTGTGTTTAGTGGCACTTGTTCACGTATCTTTTCGGGTATTTGCATTCTCAATGATTTGATAAATTTAACAGGGTCAATTGGTTTTAATTTAGTACCCTCAAATGTTGAGTTTGTCAAAGCTTGAATTGTGATTATATCGTTATTGTCATATGCTTTTTTCAAAGGTGGACAATCAATTTCGCCTTTTAGAACCTGCAGATATAAAAACATATTTAAAACCATTTTGTAAAGCTGATTTGATGGGATTATTTCGGTTGTAACGTCCAAATTATATTGAGCATCAGAACGGGCACCCATTGAAGCAGTATAGTTTGAATTGTAAGTGCCTAAAGTAACCTCTAAAGGGAATATGGTTCCGGCTAACAAAGTTGTTAAAGTGCTTTTTACATAATCGCCTTGGTCACTTTGAGCTTTATCATTAACTTGCTTAACCTTTACACCCTTAGGAGCATCAATTACAATTCCATTGCCTTTTAGTTTTCTTTCGGTTGTTTCTGAAAGTAGCGAAGTGTCCGTAATTTCTTCATTAACATTGTCGCTAATACCCGCTACGTTTATTTTTACGTCACCAAATACTTTCTCACCTGTCGAAGCTGCATCCTTTTCAAACGCTACTACCATTTGAGCTTTTAATTGAGCATTTTTGGCATTGGCAATAATGTAATCATTCAAGTGTTGTAAGGTTTCAAACATATACGATAATAAAGGCATTGCCCTTGTTTCACCTGCTTTTTGTAAATCGCTTGACCTATATAACCACGCTTGACGAATGTTTGTACCTTTAAAATAAACTGGAATTGATTCAGTATAATAGCTTATTTCGGTTTCAATGGCTTTGATTTCTGTTTTTGAGGTAGATTTGTTAACTAAAACATGGTAGTTAACTATTTCGCCTTTGCCATTCATTTCAACACCCTCATTAATTGTATTTCCACTTGGTAAGCTGTAATTAAATGGATTAGTAACACATTGCCCTGATATTACTTGAATGTTTGGAAAACCGTTTTTAACCCTCATTAATATTAGAATATCGCCGTCCGCGCTTGCATTGAAATCAATTTGCCTAGCTAGTTCATGTAAGTTGTTGTTTTTTGAGTAGTCAACTGCCTTTGTGTTTATGTAATTTCTAAATTGGTATTCTAGTTTTTGAATAAATTCACGGTGTTTTATTTTACCATTTGCCGCCCCGTAAAAATCTGTAAATGGAGTATCTGAGGGGCGCGAATTAAAAAGCAAACCAGAACCGATTAACCAATTAACCCGCTTTGTTACTATTAAATTAGCTAAATGGTTTTTATAAATATATGACCAACTCCTTTGTCTAAACTTTTCGTACCAAATAATGAACTCTTTAACCTCTGGCAAGTCCCCAACGTTGGTTTCACCTGTTAATGTTTCGTAACTGAATAATGAACCTGCTACTATTGCGTTCATTTTATGATTCGATTCATTTAAAGCCGTTGTTTTTTCGATTAATTCAGCATTTATTTTGCTTAATTCATTAACTTTAGACTTTAATTCATTGATTCCAAACATGTTAGTAGTTTTTTAATTTAACAAAAGAGCTGCCTAACTGGTTTTCAATTATACTCATTTCTTCTTTTATAGATTTTTTAAGTGAAATTAAGTCTGTAAGTGAGTGGGTTTCAGCAGAATGCGAGCTTTCAATGTTTGAATAAGTGTATTTTTTATTTTTCTTTAAAATTGCTGTGATTTGAGTGTTTACATCGGCTAATTGTAGCTTAAGTATCTCATATTCGGCTTTTAAATCTGTAATATTCATGCATTCAAATTTTTATCAAAGTTATGAAAAAAATTAATAAGTAGTAAAAATAAAAAAATCCACTCTATTTGGGTGGATTTTTATTTTAATTTATTTGCTTTCTGATTTATCAAGTAGTACTCTAATTTTAATTAATGTTTCATAATCGTAAGTTTTAATTGTTACTATTTTTTAGTCTAAATACTAAATCGAAGTGTAAATATATGAATTATAATTCAAATATTGATTTATTAACCTTTTTAATTGAGTTGTAAATTTTACATTCTTTTGGCATGGGTTCATTGTTTTCGTCACCTAAATCAAATTGATTACCTTTTATTTGATTTTTAGGAGTAAATAAAAAGCATTCATTTACTTTGCAATATAATAAATCTAGTTTTCTACTCCATTCGCTACCATCGAAATATTGCCCATATATTTCAGTTTCTTTTTTATCTAAATTTTCACAATGAAAACAAGGCCTATCGTTAATTGGATTTTTTACACAAATAGTTTCGTGGTATTCCATTTGTTTTTTATTAAGCCCATGTTTTTTACAATATTGGCAATAATATACTTCTTTAGTTTTTATTATCATAATTCTAATTTTTTTAAGTTTACTTATTTACTTTAGTTATATTTCTATTTCAGATGCTTCATGTAATCTCTTAACCCTTGCAGACTTTCCAATTCCTTTTTTTAGCAAATTAGAATTGACCTTTTGTAAATAAGTTATTTGTTTTAATTCTTGCTCATTCATTTCATTTCTAGGCTTATTTGTAACTAACGATTTAATCAAATTAGCCTCTTCAATATAAATATGTGCAGGGGGCTTGCAATGGTAATAATTTACATAGGTTTCTAAAATAGTTGCACACATTTGATTATAATAATCGCCTGAATCGTTACGGCTCTTTATTAACCCATCCAAAACGTAATCAATAACTAAATCCTTAAATTCAACTGAAACCCACATAGCAAAGTCAATAAATAACTTAGGGTGCATCCAGGTACCTTTATTAGAAATTAACATAGGATTTTCGACACCTCTTTTTATTAATTGTTCAATGTATTCTTTAGTTGAATTATTAGCCTTATATTTTGCTAACTCTTTTCTTTTTGATGGATTGTTTAAATTCCAATTATTAATTAATGTATTTGAATCAAAATAACCATCCTTAGTCCTTTGTACAAATGCATCATTCCTTTTTAATACTTGATTTGTTTTCATATGCAATTTACTTTAAATTATTTTTGCTAAATTACATATACTTTTTTGGTTGTGCAAATTATTTTAAATTATTTTTATTATATTTCATATCTAACTCAAAGGTACATTATTTTCAATACTAGCCTCTTTAATTAACCTAGCTGCATTTTCCCAATTGGCTGTTATCTTTTGGGTTTTGTAATTTCGCGCTTTGTATGGGTTCGAGTTTGAGCAAATCAAATCGGTCATAAATATTGCGCTAAACTCATTGTAAATCCTAACATCCCAAAAGTGGTTTTGAATACCAGGGCGTTTCTTTTCCCACAAATACCTATCAATTCCGCCCTCTGTTTTTTTAACAAGTTTATGCTCCGCTTCGTAATGAGCAAAGTAATTTCGATAGGTGTATTTGTTTTGCTTTGAATCGTATTCAGGAAAATTCATAAAGTTTGGCGGTTGCTGCATTTGCCCTGCTTCATCAATGTAGCTTTCTGAATTAATATACTTTGAAAGTTTATCTTTTATAACATTTACATTCAATAAATAAATGTCACCTACTTTAGCAATCTGATAAATTGAGCCTGTTTCGGTTTTATTTTGTTGTGTGAATATTTCTTCATCGGCTCCCATAATTGGAATAACAGTATAACCCATGTTTTTAATTCGTTTCACAAACGATATTGCTAAATCTTTATAAACCCCAACGTCAATTGTTATAATAGTTAGTTTTCTTTCTGATTTTCCGTAAGTCAAAGCAATCTTTTCTTCAAATTGTTTCCAAATGCTATTTTCAACTCCAAGTTTGTAGGTGTATTTTATCCGTTCGCTATCCTCTTTTGCTACATTAACCCCCTCGCGCTCCAATGCTGTTTTTTCAACTTTAGGAATAAACGTTCCAAATGAACCTGCATCAATGGAATATGTTGCGCCCTTTTCAGATTTTGCCACTATTTCATAATCAATACGCCCGTCATCTTCCCATCCATTCAAGTCACATGCCATTGAAATAATAATTATTTCGCCGTTACCGTCTTTTTTAGACAATTCAAACGGGCATTCACCTATTTTATATTCGCGCCTGTTTTCCTGTAATCGAGTTGATTTTAAAGTAATACCTTCAGGTTTAAACGGCATGCCTAAAATAGAGTTGACAAAACTTTGATAACGCGAATCGTCTTTAATTCCACCTCTCGGAAATGCTTTCTGATATTCAATAGCGAAATCATACCAATTGTCCATTGTCGGAGGGGCATATAATGCTGAAAGTCTATAACTCACAAAGGTTTTATTTTCGCGTTCAATTGTGGGTTTCCAATACCCTGCATTTAGCATGTCTTTTTTTAATTGTTTTGTTTCGGCAAATTCATTCTCACATTTTCCACACCGATAACGAACGCTATTTTTAATTACTTCGCTATTCTTTACATCAAAAATAATCCCATATCTTGTATTGTTTTCGTTCCGTTCATTCCAAACCAGCTCAATATATTCGCCACATTTCGGGCATGGTACATAATACACTCTTTGGTCACCTTCCAAAAATAATTCATAAATCAAACTCGAATCTAACAACCGCGGCGAACTTAAATAAATAATTTTCTTTAAAAGCCCTGCATCTTTTGCCCGGTCGCCCATTAGTTTAATAAAACTACCACCCTCTTTAGATTTCTCTTTAATGGCATCTATTTCGTCTGCAATTATTATTGAGGCTGTAACTTGTCTCATATTGTCAATTGATTGCCCACCGAAATTGAAAAGCTCATAACCACCTGCAAAGCTTTTTGATTCCATTGTGTCACCACTCGAATTACTTTTTACGCCCGAACTTTTAGTCATTAAGTGCCGAATCTTACAACCGTCAATGCCGTGGTCAACTCCCTGCATTGTTTTTCGTGCCAGTTCTTTATTAGCTGAAATTAGCATAATATTTGCAGGTCTCTCGCTCATTATATATGGCACTCCATTATGAACTAATGCGAATGTTCCACCAACTCGAACCCCCTTCATTAATGCAATATATTGAGTAGGGCTATATTGATCTAAATGGTTTGTAATTTCTTTCATGTATGGTGTATTTGACCAATCAAATTTGCCCGACATGTTAATTGATACATAAGGTTGAATAGTTCTATGTTTTGGTATCCATTCGACTGGGTTCAAATCATCTGAAATTACATTCAATGAATCGAGTATTTTTTTTACTGTTATTTCTAATTGGCTCATACTGCGATACTGTCAAGTGGATTATACATTGAACTTAATTGGTTTTTAGGAATATGATAATAATGAAGCGTACTATTAAGGCTTTTGTGTCCTAAAATTTCTTTTGTTCTAAACACGTTTTCATGTTCGATTGTCAAAGTACTAAAGGTGTGCCTGAAATCATGAACTGTAAATTTATTATCAGAAACATTTTTAATCACTTTTAACATACTTGATGAGGTATATTTACTACCAACAGTTTGACCGTTTAGTAAATATTCAATAGGATTCCATTGTTTTAAATAAGCCTGTAAATATTTTTTGCAAAGTGGTCTTAATGATACATGTCTATTTTTACCGTTTTTTAAAGTTTTAATGAAAATGGAATTGTCTTCATAATTAATGTCAGCAAGCTTTATGTTTATAAATTCAGTTTCTCGAATTCCAGTTGAATACAATAAAATGATTATGAATTTATGTTTAATGTTATTAGCTTTTTTCATCATTTTTATAAATTCATCATTTGAAATTATGTTATGATATTTCATTTCTGTTTTTACAGGAACAAACCATTTCATTTTTTCATTTTGATTCAATACTTTTTCATAAAGCACTTTCAAAGCTGAACCCATTACATTGAAATAATAATCAGAATATCTACACCGAAATTCTGACATGTAGTTTTTGATTTCATCTTTTGTCATTCTGTAAATTCTACTATTTTCATTAGTGAATTTATTTACACATGACATATACTGATCAATAGTTTGTTTTGACCTAGTTTTAAGATTCATTTCTTTGACATAAATCTTTTTTATTTCTGACAATTCCATTTGTAAGTAGTTTTATATTAAGTATTTAAAACAATTACTTTTAATTATAGTTACCTGCAAGTGTAAGAAACTGCACTGCATTTAATGAGCTTTGAAATTATAGATAGGTTTGATAATATCTACAATTTCAACAGTTTCTCCAATTGCTTCGATAATTTCATTCATTGACTTGTAGGCGTTTGGAGCTTCGTCCAGTGTTTCGGTTAAAACAGAAGTTGAATAAACATCTTTCATTTGTTCTTTAAATTCATCAAAGTTCAATTTTTTATGTGCTTCATTTCTACCCATCAAACGCCCTGCTCCATGTGGTGCGGAGTAGTTCCAATCTTCATTCCCCTTACCTTTGGCAATAATTGACCCGTCACGCATATTAATTGGAATAAGTAAGGTTTCTCCATTTTCAGCAGAAACAGCACCTTTTCGCAAAATCATACGTTTAAAATCAATGTAATTATGTATTGTTTCAAATGCTTCGGCTTCGGTTAATTGAGCCTTTTCTAATACAATATTTGCCATAGTTCTACGGTTTAATACAGCAAATTTCTGCATCAATTCCATATCGTGCATATAATTATCAAAGTCAGTACCAGTTAGGTAAGCCAAATCTTTGTTTATAATTGGTTTTTTAAGTTTTTTCAACTCTTCGCCAATCTCATTTTGCTTACCTTCTTTTTTCAAACGCTCAATCAATTCTTCACGTTCTTTAGAGTTATCCGTTAAGTTTTCAATTGCAATATCTTGGTAATATTTTGCAACTTGTCCACCAATATTTCGAGAACCTGAATGTATAACCAAAAATAACTCACCTTTTGAGTTTTTACCAACTTCAATAAAATGGTTTCCGCCACCCAAAGAGCCAATTGATAATTTAGCACGTCCAACGTTTAGGTTTTTAGCAAGCAATTTATCAAACTCAAATTCTGCTTTAGGTTCAGTATGTGTATTAAATCCATTTGGTACAAATTCATTAATAACAGCATCTAACTTTTGTAAATCAATATCGGTTTCTTTTAGTTTAACCGTAAGCATTCCGCAACCAATATCTACTCCCACTAAATTAGGTGTAATTTTGTCTTTAATTTCCATTGTAGTTCCAATGGTGCAACCTGCACCAGCGTGGCAATCGGGCATAATCCTAATTTTAGAATCTTGGTATGGTTCAAATTCGCCAAGTTCTTTAATTTGTTCAAATGCAACATCTTCTAAAGTAGTTGCATAAATTTTAATGTCGTTTCCGTTGTTCCTTTTAATCGTTTTCATATCGTAAAATTAAGAATATTAATAAATTAGTACAAACACCAGCAGGTAACACAACCTATAACCAATAAAGGTTTCGGCGGTTATTCAAACGTTATAGCTCGCATCCAGCTTGGTATCAGTTGACAGTTTATCGCTCCGTAATCCTTTACTGGTCATAGCTTCAACGTTACAGGCAATACTACTTTAGTCCTCCGAAAATGTGAGCAATCACAGAAACAGTCCAGCCATTCCCTAACATTTTATACCTATCTGTGTTTGAAACACCTTCTGTATAATTGTCAGGTACAGTTTGTAATCTCTCACATTCTATAACAGTAAGTCTATGTATATTTTCGTTCCTGTCTTTTGTAAATGTAGATTTTTGTCCTTTGTGCATATTTGAAGTTAAACAACTTGCTTTCCCATCAGCATACCACAACTGTTCTAATCTCGTTTTATTTCCAAATTTACCCAACAACCATTTAGGGTAGTTATTATGAAAGCTTGGTGTTTCTAAAATATCATAAACAGTTGTTTTGTTTTCCTTTGGCAATTCATTTATTGGTATGTTGGTCCAATATATTCTCGGTCTGTTATGAGCAGAAAATAGATTTGAGTTAATGCGTATAGGTTCTACTCCAAGTGCATCTGTAATAATATCTTCCCATTCTTTTTTCATCACAACATTTTCAAGTAAAAAGAATGTTGGTTTTACTTCATTCAAAATCCTTACAAATTCCCAGAATAATCCACTTTTACCATCAAAACCCTTTCCGTTACCAAATGAACTAAAACTTTGGCAGGGAGACCCTCCTATTAATAGGTCAATTTGCGGTAAATCCGTACCTTTAATTTCTGTAACACTTCCAAGTTGTTTTGTGTTTGGGTAGTTTTTTTGCGTTATGTAAATTGCTTTTTCATCTATTTCAGAAGCAAAGTAGTTGTTTACTTTATTTCCTGCTCGTTCTAAAGCAATTCTACCACAAGACATTCCATCGAATAGAGACAGTACATTAATACCGTACTGCCTGTAACACGTGCTATAATCAATAGCGGTGTTCGTGTTTGCTTCAAGTTCAGGTATATTATTTAATTCTGTCATAATTTTCAAGTTTAGTTTTTTAAATTCCGCTACTGCTCATAGCACCATACGTTGTGTGCAAGTGCTACATTCGTGCATTTAATGAACATTTGTAGGAACTTGACCATAATTAAATATTTTCCTCCCAACCAAAACGTAAATCATGTATTTCCCAAGCAATACTCGCTGCAAGATTTTTTGAATAAGTGCATCTTGAAGTATAGCACTTATCCTTTCTTACGTCTTTTTCTGCTTCTTCTTCCCATTTCTTTTTTGTTGGATAAATTGGGCATTGCAAGCATGGGCAGATAGTATATTCCCATTTTATTTCTTTACCTTCAAAGTTTATTGTATTTTCCATTTCAAACTTTCTTTATGAATAAATGATTTTTCAAAGCATTTCGGACATTCAAAAACTGTTGCATCTCCACCAATGTTATGTCCTATTCTTACAACATCATATACTGTTTCACCAATTATATCTTTTTCAGTTAAATCTTCAAAACAGTATGGGCATTGCATAACTGCATCCTGTTCCCTCATTGTGTTTAAATCAAAAAATGCCATCCCTAAAAAATATTTAATTATTACATCTGTTCATTTAATCAACTGTTTCGCAATTTGACCGCACCAGACACACAACATGCGGTATAGTGCAGTTTGCCATTAAGGTCTGTGATAGGTTGAAAAAGTCTGCAAGGCAAACCGACACCATACCGCCAGCCGTTATACACAAGCGTAAGAACCTCAGCTCACTTAATCAATGCCTGTGTAAACTATCCATAATTATTTTTTGCCCTCGCTCTTTTGCCTATCGGCAATTAAGGTTTTGGCATGTACTTCTAATATATCCTGAGCTAAATTTTTAAAATCTGTGCCTTTATCAATAGCCTCTTTTGCAATTTCTTTTATGCAATTCTCTGTTAAGTCTAAGTTTTTACGCTTCATCTTTAATAGCTTTAATTCCTGTATTGTAAATATACCCAACATTAACGCCATTATGTTGTAATAGATAAGCTCCATACACTTCTGGCGAATGAGTAAATGTTATTAACTTTACTGTACCTTCAATTGTAAATTCCTTTTTAAACCATTCTTCAACATTGTAGGCACTCATAATGCTCCAAGTTTGGTTCATGTTAAAATCAGAAGCATTCATTCCGTTGGTAATTGTTACCTTTTGTCCTTTTTTAAAAATAATTTGATTAGTCATAATCGTATGTTTTTAGTTTCTAATTAAATTTCTTACAACAAAGATATATTGTATATTTCATATACACAAGAAATATTAAAGAAAAATACCCTCCCTAAAAAAATAATTATTACGTCCGTGTTTCAATTGCAGGTAAGTGGTTAACGCCAGTGTATAACACGGTGTCATACGTAAGCTTCGTGCCTCAGCCTCCGCATACACCAATTCGTTGTAGGGCATTAGAGAGCGAGCTGCAACTGAACGGCTATATTCTTTGTAATTTTTTTCATTTGTATAGCATCAAAATTGTAGCCTACTATTTCATAAATTACAAGTGCAAATTCGTCTTTCTCAAATAAAGCCTTGTAAAACCCATTGTCGTCAAATTGTTCTTTAGCTTTTTCAAGCGTTTTATAAAAGCTATTTCTCACATTTTTATCTTGTAATCTAATAGAGAAATCAACTTCATAATGAGAATACTCCAAATTTATATTATCAATAAATTTTTCGTGGTTGTCAGTGTAAAGCAATTCAGCAAATAATTTAGAATCCATTTTTTCGCAGAATAAAAATATAGTGGCAATTCTAAGCTTATCTTCAATACTATAAATCTCTCTTGTCGTTTCGTAAATAATATTTTCTATGGTCATAAATATTGAATAACGCCCTACAACCCACGGTATAAACAAACCGCCTGAGAGCATAATTTGTACTATTGAACTGTCTTATAGGCGGTCAGTTCATACCGCCAACGTTGTACCCTATTTAAGAAGGATTCAACCAGGTTTCGTCACAATTATCACAACTCCAACCATCAACTTTATTGTAGTTAATAAGCGTGCTATTGCAATAGGGGCATGAGTAACTAGGTAAACAGGGCACAACACGCGGTATATTGCAGTTGCTTTTGCTCGTATCGGCTTTTATGCCTACCCACTCCTGCAAATGTGCAATTATGCTTATTGCATCACTTTTTTTCAATCGAAATTCAGAAGTTTTATATTCATTTTGCACCTCTAAAATGCAAACAGCTTTTTTGTTTCTGAATGTTACAGAATCAAATTGGTCTCTAATTTGTAAGTTATCCATCGCACGTAAATTGTTAAGTTAATACTCGTTTCAACTGTGTCGGTTATTCAAGCGGCAACCGACAATATACCGCCAATCGTTAGCCGTCAGTTTAAGACAGCTTCGTAGCAAGTTCATCTTTTAATTCCTGAAGCCTTGCTTTACAGGAATCAATTAGGTTATTTCTGATTAAATTAGGTATAACCACGGTTTGCGAATGATTTCCACAGCCAAAACCCCTAAAGCCAAACAATGACAATTCAACTTTAATGGTTTTAGTCATTGAGCACCAAACGCTCGGTATTGCTTTTGATTTTTCGTCAAATTCTACAACTACGAAAAGAAAGTTTTCCAGTTCTTCAATCTGTTTTTGTAGTTTATTTGCCTGTTCTAATTTTTCGTTCATAAAATATTGTTTTAAAGTTAATTACTAAAATAAAAACCGAACGGCTAACACGTTGTATAGTGCAGTTTGCCGGATAATGTATCGGTATTGTGAAAGTTTCTGCAAGGCAAACCGACACCATACAACCACCGTTATACAATAGCTTAATAACGCTTACCGTGTTTAAATTCTCGCTTTGAATTGTAATCTAATTTATATTTAATATGCTTTTCAATATCAATTTGTAAACCACCGCATAAATCAAATAGGCGAATTAATGTATCTGCAATTTCATCTTGAAAAGTGTCTTTAATATTAAATTCAAATGATTGTTTTATGTAATAATCCATATCACTTTCTTTAATATCATCAGCTTCCATGCAACTTTCAAACACTTTCATATTCGCAAATTTTGCTTTCCTATCAGCTTCCAAAGCTTCTGACAGTTCTGATACTATAAGCATTAATGTTTGTCCGATATTTTCTTTTGAAACATCGAAGCCGCGAAGTTTATTACCTTCGTAAATCTGTTTTGATAATTCGTTTAAATTGTTCATATAATTTTTATTTGAGTTAATTACTTGAAAGCCATTGTATAACCCCAAATAAACCCTATTTGGTTTGACACTATTTGGTTACGAAATCGGTTTCGTTACCAAACTTGGTTTATTGTCATCGTTGTAGTGCATTTAGGTTAATAACTGCATAAACTCATAAATGCTCATATCAGAATATCTATTTTCATCATCAGAGTAATCAATTTTTATCTTACCATGCCACATCGTAAAATAAACCGTGTACAATGAATCACCTATAAATCCACTTACAGTTCTGTAATAATCCCACTCACCATTTTCATCAATCCCATCATATACATCAATATTATAGGCTTCATTTTCTTTTAACCACTCAATAAAATAATTTTTTGCGTAGTTAATAGGTCTTGCTATTTTCTTTATTCCCATTTTATTTATTTATTAAATGTTTAAAAACGCACCACAACACCCGTATAAATTGCATTTGGCATTTAGCTACTTATAAACTGACATCGGACTTTGCCAACGCAGTTTATACGAATAGTTACCTGCCATTTAAGAAAATAGCCTCACCAACTATTGGATGAACGCAATTCCTTAAAATTTGAACAGGGCAATGATTTTTACCATAATAAATTGTTTCTTCAAAGTGAATGCCCAACCAGTCCATCATTGCCTTTTTACCTTCCATATTAGCCTTGTTTATAAAGTTTTTAGGCTGTTCAACTTTTACCTGGTCAATCTTAAAGTTTGCCCAAAATAAATGTCTTCCAATTTCGGCTGTCGGTTCAATCAATGGTTTGTAATAAGGTTTCACGTTTTCAACAACCCATTTCCCTTTAAAAAAGTTGTCTAAAAACACAATCACTTCATAAAGTTTAAAGTCTGGGTAATCGGCTACTTTATGCCTTGTAAATTTCATCATTTTACTATGCTTTTGGCATGGTGGAGAAATCCAAACAAAATCAAAGTTTTCAAAGTTTTCTTTTAAGTATTCGTAAGCATCACCAACTATTACAGTATCATCAGGATAAAGTTTTTTATAAAGTGCTGCTATTTTAGGGTCTTTTTCAACGGCTGTAACTTGGCAATCTTTCCAGTTTTTACGGTTTCCGCCAATACCAGCGCAAAGATTTAAAACACGAAAAACGGCAGGTAACACGCGGTATATAACCAATAGCGGGGGCGGTGGTTTGCGAAGTTTCTGTTGTATCTATATTCATTCTACTAATTTGATAGGTTATTACTATTTAATCCGCTACTGGTCATATACCAAACGTTGTACGCAATGCCAAAAAAGAGATTACCAATTCCTTTGTAATGCATATTCATTAGCCTTTTCAATGATGCTTTTCGAAATTGATTCGTGGTTTATCCTAATTGTTTCATTGAATTTTCCTTTTAATGCTTTCTTATATTTTAATTTAAGCTCAAAACTACCATTCATTTCTTCAATTAGTTCATCTATTATCGAAAACCCATCGTTAATTAAACCGTTAATATTACCCTTCATGTAATTATTGAATATTTCAATTGTAAAATCAACTGGCATTACCTTAGCTTGTTTCTTTTCGATTTCGAGTTGTTCTTTTTTTAACTTAATCGAATTTAATTTTAAAGAATGTTGCTTTACTACATAGTCAATATTGCCTATATTCACTTCATTACCTGCAGTTTGTTGTTCTTGTTTCTGTTCTGATTCTTTAAACTCTTTTATTGATGAATGCTTATTAATGAACTCTTTGTTAATAATATTGTTAGTATCGAGTTTCTTGTTTTCAATAATTAACTTTTTACGGCTAATATAAACACCTAGATATAAAGGATCTTTGTCAATCAGCTTTGCAAATTCTTTTCGCGTTAGTAATGCCATTGTTTTTCGTTTAGTTGTAAAAGGTATTACTTAATCAATAAGTTCTATTTTAGTAATCCTATCTAAATTGTATGCATTGCAAATTAAACTCAGTAAATGAAGTATGTTTTCAGCTTCAATCACTTGTTCCTGGAATAGATAACTCGAATCTAATGTAATTCTGTATTTTTTCATAATTTATAACAAATTTACTGTTTTTTTATAACAAAAATATAACATGTTATATCAATTGAATATCAATACGTTAAATTAAAATTATTCGTTTTCATTTTTACTTAGTGTATTAACTTTTTATAACAAATGTTATTTCAAAACCCACACTTTTTTTTTATTGAGGTCACAAGGTTACAT